GTAACTAACTAAATTTCAAATATTTCAAAGAACTCTTTTAGATTTTAATGGGACAACAATGTTTTTATTTCTTTCTTAAAAATACCCTATCTAAAAATAGTAGAAAATTTTGTGCTTTCGTGCAAGCCCTGTATTTTCGTTATTTATTACATTAATAATCAAATATTTATACGATGCACGATTTTTGTACGAAACCGTACAATCCGTACAAAAGTGCACAAAATCTTATTTTGTACGGAGCATTATAATTTCGTACTGAAAAGTACAGCATTTTGTACGGAAATAACAAGTTGATATTCAATGGATAATATGAACATTTAAGGAAGTAATGTACTATTGCACAAAAAAATAGTACGCATTCACAAAGGGGTATTTGAATTAAACACATTTTTTATTGCCAAAGAAGTATTATTCAGTTCTTTTTTGTATATTAGCTCCACACCTAAACCACTATGATTTATATGATTACTACTAAGATTGAAGTTCCCCCACATCTTAAGGAGTATCTGATCGGAAAGTTCTGTAATATGCAGGACTCTCCGATTCATTTCCCAGACAAGACTGATATCTATCACATAATCTATGATCTGCTTGAACGCCGCCCAATCAATATACCGCCTATTGATCAGGGTAATCTTGAGATTTATCTTCCAGAACGCAGTACAGGCAAAAATCCCAAGACCTACAACTATTTAGGAAAACGCTCACAAGTTATTCTTGTTAGAAAAATCGACCGGATGTTGTGGGCAGAAGTACATGATTTCCTGGACGAGCAGAAACACAGCTACGGAATTACATACATTAATGGAATACATAATTTCATGACAATGTATGGGATTGACTCCATCACGGAAGATGCGTTCAAGAAGAACTACTACCGATGGAGAGCTGATATTCGTCGGAAAGAGAAAAAAAGGGGCTATAATCGCCTAAAAAAATAACCTAGCAAGTGTAGTTAAATGTCCCTTTTTTGTTCGAAAAGTGTTCTAAAAATGTGTACTAATTGAAAATCAATAAATTATGAGAGAAATCAACAATATGGGAGGCATATTATTCGCTGATATCCTATACAAAAATGAAATATCCCTATTTGCTGTTCATCAGAATACAGCATGTATCCAGATTATAAAGGGACATGACTGGCATCGTCTCCCTACAGTGGGTATCATTGAATCTCCTACTGTTACCTCGAACGAATCAGCGGCAGGAATTACATATAAACATTCAGCAGCAATTAAACTTCCCCAAACATTGTTTGCTCCTGAAGCAGCAAATGATTTACGTAACAGAATAACAGAAGGGTGCATTTTGCGTTGTCAGGATCCTGCCGGAGACAAATATATATACGGAACCGGCACATATTTACTATTCGGAGAACTAACCAAGGTTATCGGCAAAAAAGTCACTGATTTTACAGGGTATGAACTCAAATTATCAGGGACTTCACAATATCCTCTTTTACAGTATTACAGCCTGTAATCCGTCCTTCCATAGGCTTCTCAATAAATGTATCATTGCACCAAAATAAGTGCAATGAGCCAAAAACGTATTATTCTTTCTGATTCATCACTCAACTGCTACGGCTATCGGGTTCTTACTTCCGGAATGTCAATCGAAGCATTTAAGAAGAACCCTATCATGCTATATATGCATTTCCGCGATGAAGGTTCACCCTATTGGGGGGACTACAAAGCTATCGGCCATTGGGAGGATATACAACTTAACGGTGACGAACTTTCTGCCATTCCTATTTTTGACAAAGTTGATGATTTATCAAAAGAAATTGCCGCAAAATACGAAGCAGGGACTTTCAATGCCGCAAGTGTGGGTATTAAAATCATAGCTACATCAGCAAACAAAGATGTTCTGTTACCTGGTCAAACCAGAGAAACTGTCACTGAATGCGAGTTGAGAGAAGCATCGATTGTAGATATTCCCGCCAACTCCAATGCCGTTCGTCTTTATGACCGTTCCACATCCGTTCTCCTGGCAGCGGGTATGGACACGCATATCGTGCCAGAATTATCCAATCATACATCTAAAAATAAAATGAATCTCAAAGCAACATGGCCGGCTTTTCTCTCTTTTTTCAAAATCAATAAGGAAGATGCAGAAAATACCGAGTTATCAGCAGAAAGATTGGATTCATTACATGGTGAATTCAATCGTTTGAAGAGTGAACACACTTCACTGGTAGAGGCAAAGAAAGACGTAGATGAAAAGTTTGCATCTTCTGTCACAGAAATCAAAACCCTGAAATCAAGCATAGAAAGCAAAGATCAGGAGATTTTGCAACTCAAAAATGAAAGTACCCAGAAGGATGATGAAATCACCCAACTTAAAGAACAGATAAACAACCTGAAGCAAGTTCCTGCACCCGGATCTAACGGACTCTCTCCGCAATCAGAACCAGGAGCAAGTGAAACTAAGGATGATTTATCCACCTTCTGCGAAAAAAATCCCGGAGATTATCAGGCCATCACCGAACGTCTGAAACAAGACGGTCTCCTTTAATTTTAGTAACCACACCCTTAACTATTAAAAATTATGTCTACTCCCAAATTAATAGACGTATCTAAATTAAACCAAACTCTTGTTACTTATGACAAGGGTCTTCGTGCTCTTCCTTTCGCAACTTTGCAGGAAGTAGCAGCTATACTGGGACTAAATGTCATGGATCTGCAAGGCAAACACGCATTGATCAATGAACGTCGTCGTGCCGGTGGTACCCAGTCTTACAAAATTGGTAAGGATTTCCGCCTTACTGACAAACTGCTTGGCTATGAACCTTCAGTTATCGAACCCAAAGATGTAGTCTGCATCACTAAGGAAAACTCTCAAAAGTATGATGACGGTGAACTACTGATTGTAGGAGGCGAACCGGTTAGCAACATTAACAAAAAACATCCACTGGAAACGCGTGTCGCTTTCACGTTAGTAAAATCACACATTGAAGATGTCGTATATGTACTCTATCATGCCGAACGTGACGAAGACTCTTCCTCACCGTCCGGAGCATTTGACGGTCTCTTCACTAAGATCGATATGCTGATTACCGGTGGTGATGTTAACGCAGCTCGCGGCAACTTCGCCCAATCAGGTCTTTTTGTTACCCCGACATCTGACACAGACTATGCAGCATACGAAAATCTAGTTGAATGGATTGGAGGAGCAAATACATACCTGCGTTCATCCAAGTCAGGTATTCCTCAATTACAATGTGCGGAAACAGTATTGAAAGCAGCACGCGCAGCTTTGCGCAACAAACTACGTATGCAGGAATATCCATCCATGCAACGCATGATTGAATTGCTCCGTGAAGATGCAATGTGTCCAGCATTGGAAATCGTATCTCATGAAGCACTTGGACAAGGTTCACGTCTGGTATTACAAAAGAAAGGAAATATGGACGTCGCATTCAACACACAGGCAGCAACCAAATTCTGCCAAATCCGCGATATCTACGAAGATCCGAACGAATGGCAATTCTGGTTACAAACCGGATATGACACTCGTATTCGTGACTGGCATGAAAAGGCCTTCCGCTGTAATGAGCAAAAGAATGAATCACTTGATTTGGCCGGTGATTATTGTAAAACCGGAGCTATTCAAGTGGATATTACCGGAGCCGACAACGGCACTTGGAGCATTCAAGGGAAAGCAGCCAGCCGCACTAATGGACAATGTATTTTGGGACTGGCTCCTGGCAATTATACTATTGAATTCAATGCTGTGGACGGTAAAAACAAACCGGCTAACAAACAAGTAACAGTAGTAGCGGGAGAAGTGGTAACCGCAACCGGAACCTACTCTTAATCTTCAATAACTAAAGAGTGGTCATGTTTGGCCACTCCTATTTATTTATTCTAAACTTTTATACAAATGAAAAAATACATTTATTTGATTCTCTGCGTTTTATTTGTAGCTTTGGTTATTACAGTCCCCGAACTGCATTCGCAGACGTGCCATCTCAATGGAGATACTTTAATCATGATGGCTGCCGGTCCCGCATTCGCTCCATTAAAATGGGAAGTTGGTCAAAACAACATGGGAGGTTATAAGGGAATGTTGCTTTTTGTTCCTTTTAATGCTCCTGAGACTGTTCCAACCGTACCGGATCCATCAAAAGCAACCAGTAACGAAGAATTAATAACGGCAGCCGGATCATTTACGTTTCCAGCTGAAGGAACTTACAAACAACCTATTTACCTATACAGTACCGAAGCAACCGTTGAATATAAAGCAGAACAGCAAGGAGAAGCCGACGGTATCAGCTATAAATGTACGCTCGGTTTCTTTTTCCCTGGCAATACTCCAGGAATGCACGCATTCAATGCACTAATCAAAAACACTCCAGGATATTATATCTTTGAAGATGCAGATGGCAAACAAATGATCCTGGGGCAACCCGGCTTGTATGCAACCACCGCACCATCTTTCAACGGAGGTAAAGCAAGAGCCGATCGTCGTGGTACCACTTACACAGCTACCGTAGACTCCAATTATTCAGCCATCTTCCTACAAACACCAATTGACATGGAAGTCATAGCAGGATTAAAACCCGCACCATCTCCAAGTGTATGACCAGACAAGAACAATTGACTCAATGGTTAGGCGACCGTCAGCGCAAATACGCTGACGGTATAGTTCTTTTCGAGGCACTCGCAAAGGAACCAGCCAAGAAAAGGTTCTCTGCTTATTTTGCAAAAGCTCCAGAAGCTCCACATATCTTCGATCCACATTTTACACAACTCGTCAATAGTCTCACGAAGATTGACAAGGAAATCAAATTTTCTCCTGCTATCTACCCGGCAGCAATGGAGGAAATAATCGTAGTAAAAACGATGAGTGATGACGAACGGAAAGAAGCGATCGAAAGCAAGAAACTGGAAATGATCAATCTGGAGACAGTAATCACTGATATCCAATCTCGCGTTGACGAACTAGAAAGCGACAATGAAAATCATGCGGAAGAATTAGTCTCCCTTCAGGAACAATTCGAAGAAAAAATGTCTGAACTCACAGAACTACGTAATGAGATCAACGCCTTAAGTACACCAGGCGTTAAAATCATTACCGAAGAGTCACTCAATCCATCCATTCGCAAGGCCTACAATCGTATCAAGGAGATCGCCCCATTATATGCAAGCCTGCATAATGATGTCGCAAATCCGGAACTTCCTGTAGAAGAACGACAACCGATAGCTGAAGAACTATGCAAGCTCGACGACGAACGACGCAAGCTATGGAAACAGATTGACTCCTGGGCTGAAGGAAAAGGAAATCTGCAATTAGAAGAAAAGAGACCGGAATTCAGTGAAAACAGCATTGTGCGTGGTATTGAAATAGCCCGTCAAATCAAACGTTTGAAGAACAACATATCCAACAGTAAAGCAGCTGCTGACCGTGCTCAAAAAGATGGAAAACAAACCGTTATGCAAAATGCTTTAGACCGTATTGAGAAGTATCAGACAGAACTTGCCACATTGGAGGCTGAAATAGCACTAACACAAGGTGAAAAGATTTCAGGATAACTTTCCACTTGCATTGTGTCCAGATTCTATTGAACCGTTTATGCACAAGGGAGACTGGGCAATACATGAAGTATTGCCCTCTCTTTTATCTGCGATCGGCCCAGCAAAAGTGAAGATCATGACATTCAGTATCTCTGAAGATAGCCTACGCCCTCTTTTTTTTCTCGCTGACGAAAGAAAAATAGAAAGCCTGACACTTCTACTGGATATGACAGTAAAACGTCATAAACTCGATCTATTACTGTTTGCCTCAAATATTAGTCCGTCCATCCGAATTGATTCATGTCATGCCAAACTATTATTAGTCGAGAATAGGCAACATAAATTCGGGATTGCCGGATCTGCAAACCTTAATCAAAACCACCGATGGGAAAATGGTTTCTATTTTACCTCCGGAAAACATTACGAATACTTCTCACAAATGTTTAACCAAGCGTATGAAAATGCCATTCGCTATGATATATTAGAATGATGACCTTATCCGAAGAAGTTCTGCAACAGATAAAAGAAATGTCTTCCGCCCTCTTACCACCGGGGGAAATTGCCATTTTATTGAATATCCCAGTTGACCAACGGGACTTCTTCTGTGATATTTGCAAAAATCATCATAGTTCGCCTATCTATACTGCTTATCACCAGGGAAGACTTCAGACCAAGCTCAACCTCCGGAAAACAGTCATCAAACTAGCTATCGCCGGCAGTCCTGCAGCTGAACCACTGGCCGATAAATACATGAAAGAACAAAGTATTAATGAATAATGCCAAAGAAAGATCCCACATACGAACGAATTGAACGTGCTTTATTCAAAGACAAAGATGAAGCAACAACTCTCCTTTCACCCAGAGAAATGGAGATTAAGAAACGTATGATGTTGTGCGTAAGCAAAAAAATGGAAGAGCCACTAATTCCAGATACAGAACTGGTTAACTTTCTACTACACGGCTGTGGAGGAAATACGGAACCGGTCTCCCAATCGCAAGCCTACCGTGACATAGGCATGATTAACCGCCTAGTAGGAAACATACAACTTGCAGCCAAAGCCTGGTACCGGTATATGATTGTCGAAGGTGGAAAAAAGGCTTTTAATATGGCAATGGACAAAGAAGATGCAAAGGGAGCTGCTGCTGCATTGGATAAAATAGGCAAATATACACGTTCTGACAAGGAAGATGAAAAATTCGATTACTCGCAACTGGTACCTCCATCCTTTGAACCTTCAGATGATGTCACATTACTGGAGGGGCTCGAACCGATAGAGAATCTTGAAGAAGAACGAATAAGAATGCGCAGTATGTTTAAAGGAATGTTAAACAAGAAAGCAGTGGACACTCATCCCATTGAAGAGGAGGAAGAAGAATGAACACGCAAATCTCTCCTGTTCTATCCGCCTATGAACTAAGAAGAAAGCAGAATGAAGTCGTAGACAAATTCTTTAATAGAATGCAACGACAGGCAATGGCCATCAACGCACATGACGAATATATAGTCGCATCACGTGGTACCGGTAAATCGGAAGGAATTGATGCACGCATCATCCTACGGAATGTGTGGGAAATGCCAGGTTCTTTGGGTGGACTTATCTCTCCCAGCTATGCAAAAGCTTGGGGAAATACACTGCCGGCCATTTGCAAAGCACTTGCCGAATGGGGATACATACAAGGCATTCATTATGTTGTTGGTCACAAAGCTCCGGAAAGCATGGGATTCGGCAAACCAGTACGTCCAGTATTAGCTGATGGTTGGAATAATGCTTTCCATTTTTGGAATGGTACCGTCATGGTGATTCTTTCCTTTAACCAGGGAATGTCTGCAAACTCTATGTCACTTGATTGGGTGATAGGCCCTGAAGCAAAGTTCCTCAATTACGAAAAAATAAAGAGCGAAGTAGATCCCGCCAATCGTGGTAACCGGCAATATTTTGGAGACTGTCCTCACCATCACAGCGTCAGCTACTCTACAGATATGCCTACCGCTTCAATGGGGAAATGGATCTTGGATAAGATAGATGAAATGTCGCTGACACATATCAACCTGATCCGAAACCTATATAAAAAAGTGCAGGAATATAAACGTAAGCCACTGACAGACCATGTGGTGCGCATGATTAAAGAATACCAGCATGATTTAGACTTGGCACGAAAATATCAACCACCTATTAAGCCACAACAGGGGAAGACTAAAGAATATACAGTTTTCTATGGTGAATATGACGTGTTTGATAACCTGGAAGTACTCGGAGAAGATTTCATCTGGCAAATGTATCGCAACTCTCCACCTCTTATTTGGCGTACAGCATTTATGAATGAACGTTTATTCCGGGTGCAAAACGGGTTCTATTCAGCTTTAGATGATAATATTCATTTCTACACACCCGGTGATAATGGACGGCTCCGGGATCTTGGCAGTAACTGGAGTAAATTAACAGCTTGCGGCTGTCTAGGCGACGGTGATCTTGACTTCTCTAAAGAACTGCATCTGGCATTCGACTCCAATGCCTCCATATCGACAGCTATTATCGGCCAGTTGGATAATCATACTATGCGTGTACTCAAATCTTTTTATGTCAAAACACCAAGCAAACTACAGGATCTAGTCAAAATGATAGCCGATTACTACCGACCAAAACTAAACCGTGATGTAGTGGTCTATTATGACCACACTTTTACTTGGGAATCCGGATCATCAACCGAAACTTACGCAGATATCATCGAACGTGTATTCAAAGAAAACGGATATAAAGTTACAATGGTATATGTCGGCCAAGCTCCTAAACATGAATGGAAACATCTGAATATCGACCTAACCTTGAAAGGAGATCCGCAATTCCTTTGGATCCAAATAAACCTGTATCAAAATGAGTTTTTGAAGATCGCAATGGAACAGACTGGAATTAAACAAGGAAAGAACGGATTTGAAAAAGATAAAACGCCTGAAGGAACACCCGATACTCCCGACAATCCAGACGAATACAAAACACACATTACAGATGCCTTTGATACGTTATGGCTAGGGATGAACTTCTATTTCACTATACCGGGAACAAGTACTGGTGGTATATTCTTCTTAAACAATAAATAAAAAAGGTAGGCTTGATAAGCCTACCCTTAATTGAATCATTTTATTTATTACAAATTTTGAATAATCAAATTTGCATCAATATTAAGGTCTGTATATAACTTTTTAGCCAACGACACAGAAATTTTTCTTTTTCCATTCATTATTTGACTAAATACAGACTCATTTACCCCCAATAATTCCGCTGCATCCTTACGTTTTAAATTTCGACTATAAAAATAGTCTTCCATACATTGAATAAGCGGATTTTTCACTCTCAAAGGCAGAATATTCAAATAATTATCTTCATATTCTGCGCTTAGTTTAGCAAGACGGGATATTTCACGAACATATTCATTATCTTCTCCCGGCTCCAGCAATCCTTTTTTTGTTGCTTCTTTAATTAATACATCCATACGAGAACGTATTTCATCATACTGTTCTCGTGTTGTGATACAGTTGATGTTTTTGTCTGCCATAATTATTTTTATTAAGTTGGTTAGTCCAATTCAACTAACTGCTCGGAGAGTCAAATCTCCGAGCAATCTATTTTATCATATTCCTCGTGAGTACCTACAAACCTTAGTTCCATTACTCCACCGATGAATAATACAACAGCCACAATCCTATATTTGTTCCCTCCTATATTAAACACATATCTACCATTCTTCACGTAGTCTGCCGAAGGAAATGTGGCTTTCACATCATTATGACTTTGCCAGACAGCTTCCGCCACCTTCTCAACCCAAGCATTCAACGGTTTAACCGCCTGCGAATGCTTCCTTACAAAGTCACTTAACAACAATTTATTAGATAATATCATCTCAAATCTTATTATATCGTTGCAAATATACAAATTAATTTGCAATATTGCAAATTAATTTTCAAAAAAGAATATGAATCAACATCGTAGATCTTATATAAGCCCCAAATAACAATAAACAATCATTGCACCAGCTAATACTTCCATCCCCATTCACAGTAACCAATTCGTTCCACCACTGTGGAACTTAAAGTCAACAATGGTTTCCCTTTCGTTCGACCTAGGTGGAACGAAAAGGAAACAGATATGGAACGAACTAAGATTTCTTAATGAATCGCTTTTCTATTACCATGTAATTCTTTAGCCATCTCAATTACATACCATATCAACACATAGATTATTTCAAACTCAAAAAAATCATATTCATTTTGTCTATTCAAAAAGAATCACCATCTTTGCAATGTCTTCCATTTGGTTCAGGCGAGTAGGCTCGCCATAATTGCTGCGGGCATTTTTTATGCCCATAGTATAAAATATAGTTCCGTCCCGTGTGGAGCGTTAATGCGCCCACTGCCTGAATCAGGTGGAAGACAACGGGGAGCGGAACTTTTTTATTCCCTCTCCTTCAATTAATCAACATATTGTTTCATTTTAAATTGTCTTCCAAAATGAAAAAGAAAAACCAAAGCGCAAACGGACGCTACATATCCGTAGAAAAGCTTCAGCAAGCTCTTTCCAACATTTGCCTTGAAGTAGCAGAAGGTAACGAACGTCTCCGAGTGAATAAATCGCACAGAGGTATTGTAATCCACGCCAATGGAGGCACAGTCAATATTACATTTAATGGAAAAGGAGGCGAGCTATGAAGGAATATGTAGAACGAATTATCCCTTCGCAATGCCGCATTATAGACAATAAGTCAGGTTTCATTCATATAGAGGGAGAATCCGCCATTTTTGATATGAACGGAGTTTACATAGGGACAGCAGAATCAACAATAGGTTCTATCAGAGAAAACTGCATAGATGCTGTAATTGAAACGCTAACCAATTACAAGAAAAAGATTATTGCTAATCAAGATAAAAAATTCTCTTGTAAAATTATTAAATTTGATTTCAACAATAAGATAAAAAAAGTGAGTCAACGATGAGCCTTTATCAACACAATATTCAAAATGCAGAAAAGAAAGCTGTATGGCTATCTGTACGTTATGCATTCAATCAATTCAAATTCAACAGCAATGAACAGAGAACAAGCTCTAAAACTCGTAACTAAGCTGCTCAATCCAAATACTCCCGCTGACGAAAGACAACGGGCGGCAGCACAACTTCAAGAACTAATCAAAATTCTATTGCCGGAATAATCATTAGTTTCTTCATTAAGAAGCACAGGTTATCACATACCTGTGCTTTTTTCTTGTCTCATGCAATTCCCACAACAAAATTCAGAAAATTCTGATTATCAAATGAAGCAGTTGAATAAAGGGGAAAAATTTCCCCTTTATCTGTCGCAAGACCACGCACCGCCCTGAAAAAAAGTTTCGACCTAAAGTTTTTCAATTTCCCTTATATGCTGCACCTTAAAAAATGTAAAGAAAATTTATTTTACCAAAATCGGCTCTCCTCCCTGTCCTTTATCGCCTGCCATACACCTGATACCTTTGCTTAAAAAGAAGGTCATGAACGATGTCATTACACAAAACCTACTCACATTCTTGCTTGGTGGTGGTCTCTTGTCATCCATCACTGGAGTTATTACGCTCAAATACACCAAGAAGCAAGCAGAAGCCAAAGCTCTTAGTTCCGTACAAGATGTATATCAGGAACTAATCGCTGACCTGCGAGCTGACAAGGAGGCTATGAAAAAAGAGAAAATAGAAAGCGAAACAAAATGGACTTACCGTATAGAAAAGCTGGAAAGCAACCAGCTATCCCAAGATAAAAAGATAGCAGAAAACGAAAAAGAAATAGCTGATCTTAAACGATTCAAATGTGTAAACCTAACGTGTAACAACCGTAAACAATGAAACATCATGCACACACTCTCATCTATCTTGCTTGCCTTGCTATTGCCTGGCTACTGTGTAGTTGCCGTAGTACTCTTCAAAACAATCGTAGTACTCAAGAACAAAGCAATCTTTCTATCACAGATTCCGCACTGCGAATTAGAACCGAAGATACCTACTCACGATTCAACCTCAACCAAGAACAAACGGGTAAAGACTGGAAAGTTAAAGTTAACTTCGACACAACGAAATCAGCAGACCCATCTACCGGACTACCCCCAATATCGAATATCGAGATTGAAGGGAGCAAGACAACGATCAAAACTTTGCTTCAGAAAGATGACACTACACGTATATCTGATAAACAGGAAACAACGACTGACGTCACGTTTCAGCAAAACAAACAATCCGAATCCCAAAAGAATGCCAGCGGTTCTATCGCGGACGGAATTGATGATGGATTCAAGTATGGCTTAATCATTGGTATCCCAATATTACTAATCATTCTCATACTACCTTTTTATGCAAAGTATAGACAAAAGAATCCATCAAAGTAAGATATGGAAACTCATGGAGCGTAGACAAAACGGTAAGCCTATCGAATTCTCCATTGAATTCTGTAAAAAGAGCACAGGCGAACTTGTCACCTACGATCGTGCAGTATTGACCTCATTCCATAGTAGTGGAAGCACTATTAACGTATTACCTGCCGGAGAAGCTACTCCGAGAAAAATCCGCCGATGCCTTATCACCAAATTCAACAATCTCAAAGTATATTTCTAATGAAGCAACAACAACCCTCAATCAATCTTATAATGAAAGGCTATGATACTTATGCCGTCTTAAAAGGTGGAAAGAATGTTATCAAATTCAGTGATAACAGTGATATCGCCACTGATAAGAATCCTACACCTATCGAAGTAGCTCCCAAAGGAGAAAAGAATCCAATCAAATGGATACCACGCGGACGAAATAATCATATGCCTTATGACATCATGAAAAAAATCGGTACCAACGTCACCATAGGCAGCAATATCGAATTCAAGAATAAAGTTGTATTCGGTGATAGCATACTCGTCTATCGGAAATACCGGGACCCTAAAACGAGGAAAATAGTCAAAGAGGAAGTTCTTCCGTACGAGCAGCCGGAAATTTTTGAATTCCTTGAAAACAACAACTTCAATTTTGTCCGTATGGAGCTGGCAAACGATCTGGTTATATTCTATGACGGCTACCTGGAGTATATATTCAACAATGACAATAAATCCCCCAAACTCGTACAAATCAAAGCTAAGGAGTCCACTTGTTCCAGGATCAGTGAAATTGACGAAAAGACTGGTAAAAGCGAATGGCACGGTTATTCTGCAGAATGGCATACCGGTACACCAACAGATTTGATTGCCACTCCCCTGCTCGATCGGCAGACTCCACTACTCGACCTCAAAATGAGAATGGGACTTGCTCCCAATGACAAAGGAGAGAAAATTGTAGGAAAAGAACGGAGATTTATCCATAACCTCCGCATCTCTACACCCGGACGGTTTTATTATAGTCATCCATATTGGTGGAGTGTTTTTGCATCCGGCTGGTATGACTTCTCCAGTGCAATCCCTGTTTTCAAAAAATCATTGATTAAAAATCAAATGGCACTGCGGTACATTGTGTATATTCAAGAGCCTTTTTGGGAAAAGTTATTTGCATCTGAAGGCATAGTCAAAGATGACGAGAAGAAAGCACGCAAAGAAAAGTTCCTGAAGGATATGAATGATTTTCTTGCCGGTGAAGAAAATGCCGGCAAAGGCTTTGTCTCTCACTTTCGCTACGATCGTGTAAAAGGCTTTGAAGAAAAAGACATCATTATTACTCCACTCGAATCTTTCTTCAAAGGTGGTGAGTATATTGAAGACAGCGAAGAGGTCAGCAATATGATGTGTTACGGTATGGGCGTACATCCTTCGATAATCGGATCCGCACCAGGTAAGGGAAAAAGTATCAATGGTACCGAAGCACGGGAGTTATTTATCATAGAACAGGCACTCATGAAGATGTATCAGGATACAACATTGGAACCTCTCTACTTTGCAAAAGCCATGAATAACTGGCCTAAAGATATTTATTTCTCGGTGACTAATTGTCAACTTACCACGCTGGACCAAGGTACCGGAGCGACAAAGAATACAGGTTTAACCCCAGAAACAGAATAAAATGAACGCACTAATCCCCGACATCGACACCCTCAAAAAGGTAGTAAAGATCAACTCCTCACTGCCTTACGAATCAATCGAACCATACATCGAAGATGCACTGGATATATACATCAAACCGTATATCGGTAAAGCAACGATCAGTAAAGCTCATGAAGACAAAGGATCTGACTTATACAACAAACTACTGCGTGCCCTCGGCCCATTAACCCTGATGCTCGCATCTGATGAACTGGGTGTTATGTTCGGTGATGCCGGTATCACAGTAAGTAACGTGCAGGGACAGCGTTCTCCTGCCAGTGACACTAAGATCGCAGCAGCAAAAAAGAATCTCTGTTTTCGCGGAATGCAAGCACTTGACCGGCTAATATCATACCTGGAGGAAAACAAAAAGGATTATCCTGATTATGTTATCGATAATATACCCCGTTTTTGCTTCATTCGTAATGCAGCAGAGTTCCAGGATCTCGGTATGGTAGACATTGATTATTCTATCCTATCTTATCGTATCATGTTCCCTACCATTCGTCAACTTCAAGAACACAACATTCGAGAAATGATAACGGATAAAGTCTATGACATACTCAAAGAAGCTCTTTCAGAAAATACCGAAACGCCCAAACAACAAGTACTTATTGACTATATCATCCGCTACTTAGCCAATAAAACTGCCGAATTATATACCTCACAGAAAACAACCGAACAACATGTAGCCGGCAGAACGATCGAATATACTCCCACTATTCGACCAATCTATCAGGATCCGGACGCAAACGGCAATTTTTTTGCAGACCAGGCAACTTATTATTCAGGGAAAATACACACTTATCTGGCCGAAAATGCGGAAGAACTGGGAATTGAAACAACGTCACAAGCTATTGACTTCAATTCTAAAGAAAAGAAACTATTCACCTCAATATCGTAACACTATGCATACTATACAAATTAAAGATGATACATACACACTTCCAGGAAGTTGGAACGAACTCACCCCGAAACAGCTTCTTTATCTAGTCAAACTCACAAAGTCAGATATACCGGTAGAACAAGTTAAGGTATACATGATGCTTTATTGCCTGAAAGCTCATGTATGCCGGCATAAGAAAATATTTAAAGAGTATGTACGTATCAGAATTTGGCAAGAAAGTCCAACAGTCCGCTTCTATGTCCGTCGCCATAGCTATCTTCTTCATCCGGAAAAAGTATCAATGCTTGCCAACTTGTTTGACTTCCTTATTTGTTCAGAAGAAGATAGTTCATTGCCCATGCGCAAATACTATCACCTGACACCGGATCTGACAACCAACCCATATCCAACCATCCATTGCCAACTTTGGAAATTCATCGGTCCAGAAGATCAGTTGCTTGATATTACCTTTGAACAATTCATGTATCTACAGACCTATCTTGATGCAATGCATTCAGATCCAACGAAGATTGACCACCTACTAGCCTGTTTGTGGCATCGTAATAAGGTATTCGACATTAATCAATTAGACAAAGATGCAGCCATTCTTCACCATCTTCCTGAAGACAGAAAAATACTCATGTATTGGTATATTTTAGGAAGTCTGTCATGTATGGCCAATTCCTATCCGCGTATTTTTTCAGGAGAGGGAAAGGGTAGTTACGGTCGCGTATTCGACGCACAGCTCCGCCTTCTTGATTCCCTGGCACAGTCCGACATGACTAAAAAGCCGGAAATCCGAAAAGGTCTTTTACTTGATGCCCTGTATTCGATGGACGAATCGATCAGACGTAAAGAGGAAACCGAAGAAAGTCTAAGAAACAGATAAAAGTTTGTTAGTAGCAAACAAATAAATAACAAAAAGTTTGTTAGTAGCAAACTTTTCTATATATTTGCAGTGTCAAACAAACGCGGGTGACGTCCGCATAAGTTCTTTTATATTATGGAACAATTGTTCGAGGCTATCCTAAAGATAGCAGATGCGAATCCTGATGGATTCACGGTTGACCTCACAACCTTAAAAAAGGTCACAAAAGGTATTTCAGTCGCCTATCTTGAGACTCAAGACAGTTTCGGAGAAGAAGGATTGAAGAGAGTTCTTAATCATGCTTTGATGCACGAAAAGAAAGTCGGTGGATGGCTTAACGAAGAAAACAATCAGTTTTATTTCGACTCCATCAAGATTTTCACCAACCTTGAAGAAGCCAAGCAATTCGGGCGTGAAAACAAACAGATTGCAATTTTCGACATCGGGCAAATGAGACTCATCAAATTGTGATCCGGAGGGGCAAAAGCCCCTCCATTACAAAGTATATTGCATTATTAAATACCCGATTATCAAATCGTAAATTGATGAATTATGAAGAATTTAGACTTACTACCTCTCTCTGCCGAGAGTAAAAAGCGAATCGACGAATTCGCAAAGCAGTATCAACGTTATGGACATATATCCATAGAAGTAGTCTCTTACTCCGATAGCCGATTAATCATTCGTGCGGAGCAAAAAGACTTAGTGAATGACAAGTTCCTTACTAAAAAGGAACTAACCGAACGTGTACGAGAAATGTTTAAGGGAGAAATCCCGGATGATTGGAAGCTGACTGTATCGGCTGTAAACTTTGACCGTAAAGATATTGATGGCATTACCGTTGACTGGATTAAGAAGCGCATGGAAAAGCTCGGATTAAAAAGTAAACACCTAAGCAACTATACAGGTATCGACAAATGCACTGTATCCTCTCTTCTATCCGGTGATAAAGAGCTAACTAAATGGCATAAGGTAGCCCTCTACTACTTCTTTAAATATTATGAAGTAGCTAACTTCTAAGCATAAATAGATATTGAGACAGGAAAGCGGAGTAAAAAACTCCGCTTTCTTTTGCTAAATATGAAAAAGTTTGTACCTTAGCCCTAGCCAAATAATTATATAAAAATATGAATCCCTTTTCATCGTGTAATCTGTAAAATCAGATTAAGGTCTCTATATAAACCTTTTGGCGCACGATGATAAGGGATTCGCCCGTTTGATTATGATAGATATAGACTTTAGTACTGATTTTCCGTCAGAGAACGCTCCTGAAGACACTTTTTACGGAAGTCCGAGTAGTTCTACAGATGATCCAGCTTCATTGCCGGACATCACTAGCGACACACCACTTCTAACGAATGGTATGGATATAGGTGACCTAATTAATAAATAGCAAATGCTATTAAAAAGGAAGTGACAGCCACAAAAGAGCCGAATATCAGAAATGCAAGAGAGCGTTTAGTATATTCGACTCTTTTTTTATTCATTGCATCCTGTGCAGTTATTTTCTGTTGAAGTACAACCAATTCATCACTAACGACTTGCTTCTTTTGATCAGTATCTTTCCCCTTAAAATAGGCTATATATTGTGGTATCGTAAACTTATCTGGGTCTTTTCCCGGTGAGAAAAAAGAATGCGGTTTAATGACTTTATAAATATACCCTATAGAAATAGAAGTGAAAACAACAATAGATAAACATCCGGCTGTCAAAGCTGCATCATCGTTTACATTTAAGTGCGTGAGAATATACCCTATGGAAGCTGTCAAGATAGCGAAATAGGTAGCAAACAATGTATATCCCCTCTCTGTAATAAGCGATTCCACACGAACAAGGTCATTATGTCGTGTCGTTGCCTGTTCATAGTACCATTCTATAAGAGATAAATCTATTACTTCTAATTGTTCTGTAGTGAGTCTTTCCATTGTCTATCAAATTTTGAGCTAAAATACATTATTCTATTGGCATTACAAATATATTACCACTATCTTTGTTGCTGTAATAAATAAAACTATAATCTATGAAATGCAAACTTGATAAATTAGAAATACCAGCTGATCAACCTTTCAAGAATTGTAAACTGGATCGGGAGAAGTATGCAGAAATACTTAAAACAATCATTACTACATATGAAAAAGGTTTCGTCTTGGCTATAAATGGCAGATGGGGAACAGGCAAAACCACATTTGTAGAAATGTGGAAAGCATATCTTGAATTAGATAATTTCCACACATTGTATTTTAATGCCTGGGAGAATGATTTCATATCAGATCCTCTTGTAGGATTACTTGGGGAACTAAAAAAAATAAATCCACAAGAAAAAACCAAAGCAGCACTAACATCAGCTATAAATACAGCCGGAAAAATAGTATTGAAAGCGGCTCCCGCAATGTTCAAAGGAGTAGTAAAGAAATATGCAGGTGAAGATATAGTCAACATATTTTATGATGGAATTGAAGAAGGTGCTTCAATGTTGAAAAAAGAAATAGAAAATTATGAAAGCCAAAAATATAGCCTAAAACAATTTCGGGAAGAACTCGAAAAATATGTTGATGAAATCTGTGACAAAAAACCATTGATATTTATCATAGATGAACTTGATCGATGTAACCCACATTATGCAGTAAAAACTTTGGAAAGGATAAAACATCTTTTTAATATACCTAATATTGTATTTATCTTATCCATAGATAAAGAACAATTAAGCAACTCTATACGTGGATATTATGGAAGTAATCTAATAGCTGCAGATGAATACCTGAAAAGATTTATTGATATTGAATATATCTTACCAGATCCAGATGTAGATAGTTTCTGCAAATATCTATTTGATTATTACGATTTCAAGTCTGCTTTCTTTTATACCCAAAACCAAATAACTTATCATGCATCAAACGCCACGGACGACTTATTAATGACAGCAACAGCCATTTTCAGATACAAAAAATTAACTCTTAGACAAGTTGAAAAAATATTCACTAATATTCGCCTATCCCTAAATATGTTTAGTAATAGGCATAACTTATATACCAACTTAGTATTCCTGCTAACCTATCTCCGGATTTGCGAACCTGATTGCTATGAAAAGCTTTCCCATAAAGAGTACAAAACACAAGAGCTTATAAAGCAAATTGAAACACTTTTCCCCCAACAAATGTTTGATACTAAGTTCAATAATAGAAATCGATATTTCTATTTTACAATAGCGCTTTTGTTAGACTGCTATAGAACAACTAATTTGTTGGGAAGAAATGAAGATGAACGTTTCTTAGTCAAACTAGAGGGAAAAAACAGATTATTTTTCACAGTAAATATCATCAATGAATCCCTATTAATTGAAGCTCTAGAATGGCACGAATCCAAACAAGACATAGTACCTTTAGAAACTATTACCACTAAAATTAATTTATTGGAGAATCTTACAATTTCTGATATAGAATAATTTAATATGATTTTTTAATATCAATATTAACCAGCAAAAGAAAGCAGAGCAAAAAACTCTGCTTTCTTTTGCTGGTTCTGAAAAATAATTCTACCTTAGCCATTGCCAAAACAAACCAACTTGTCAATTCCTTATGTCGTGCACCCATGAAAACTGGGTGGCTGGGTGGTTCCAGTTGGCACACGATATAAGGAATTGATTTTTTTATACTATGGAATCATTAGAAATTCATTTCAAAAGTATAATATTAAGTGATCTATATTGCGACCCTCGTAAAAAACGTATTCAATACGATATATTGGATAAGCTACAAATTAAATTATTACCAGAACAACTTATTAGTTACCGGAAACAATTAATCATGGAGGGACTAATAACTGAAGATTGCCCGGATGAAATAGATTCACCCGTTGAAATAACTCCTAAAGGTTACAAAATTATTCACTTGCATAGAAGTTACGATGCCTATATTAATTCTATGAAACAGGATGAGGAATTAAGAAAAGAGAGCGAAAGACTGCAAGCTAAATATTTGAAACTAAAAATATACAATACGGTCATAACTATTTTTTGTACCATAATATCATTTATAGCAGGTATCCTACTATCAGGCCCAATAAAACAGCTATGGCAACAGCTATAGATTTATTAAATACCGCGACCCTATATTGATAGTAATCACGAGATAATTCAGACAACTTGCGACGTAGATTTTTAATCTCCTGTTCTTGATCCATATTTGATTTATTTTGAGCTAAAATACAATTTTCTATTGGCATTACAAATATATTACCACTATCTTTGTTGCTGTAACAAATAAAACCACACATGGAAACAAAAAAATTAACAGCTGCCGAAAGCACTCTAGCAGCTATGTCAAAAACAGTGCTAGTGTTAGGTATCATAGGTTCAATCGTAGTTTTCTTCTCGTCATGTATTGCGTGGGAATATTCCAGATACTCCGGAGGTATAGTTGGAGCAGATGGAATCAATTGGTTAGGATTCCCAGCCCTTATCTATTGTGTCATGGGTACCTTGATTGGATGGTCTGTGCTTACTATTCTCGTTGAAATCGCAATCAATACCCGGACAAACAATTCTCAATCTAATTGGAAAAAAGACTTTGCTGTAATGGTAGCTGCCGGAGAAAAAAAGAAAGCTAAAGAAATTCTTTATCGTGGAATCATGGAATCAGAAGAATTTAAGCAGGTGCTAACCGGTGGAAATGAAAATTACCACAAAGAGTGTATAGACGCTTTAAATAAGAAATACAGTGATTACCTTAAGGCTATCAATGAAGACGTATTCATAAATGTGGATGAGAACAAAATATATAAAGCATTTAAATAAAAATCTTAATATACTATGGAAACATATGATTTTATAGCTATTGATTTTGAAACGGCTAATGAACAACGAGATAGCGCATGCCAAATAGGAATTACTACTGTAAAAAACAATCAGATACATGAAGTAAAATCATGGTTAATCAATCCTGTACAATCATTCAACTATTTCAATACAATGATACACGGAATAACAGAAGAAATGGTACAAGATCAACCTACATTTAAAGACATATGGCCTGAAATTGCTCCTTATTTTGGAAATGACGAAGAAGGTAGTATCATCGTTGCTCATAATGCTACCTTTGATATAAACGTTCTTCTATGTATGCTGGAACGATACAAAATAAACATTCCTAAGGGGATATTTCTTTGTAGCCTAGCAATAGCCAGAAGAACCTGGATACAACCGTCTTATAGCCTTTCTTCTTTATGCCAAGCTTTTAATATCCAACCGGGAAAACATGATGCAGGAGAAGATTCCAGAGCCTGTGCAGAAATTACTCTGTTAGCAGCTAAAGAAAAAGGAATAGACTTAAGTAAACAAATTGAATCCGAAGAAGACTTTAACAATATAGAAAATAAATTCCAAGTTCATCTTGGAATATTTAATGAGAAAGGTTATATTCCTTGTACATGCAAACAAAAACAAAAAGCAAATCAAATAAGAGCAATCAAAGGAGATGAGACAAAAAACAATCCTGACTCCATTTTCTACCAAAAATATGTAGTATTTACTGGAACATTATCTTCAATGAAAAGAATCGAGGCCCAACAAATAATTGCTGATATAGGAGGTATAAACCAAAGTGGTGTGAATCGAGATACTAACTTTTTAATTGTTGGACAACAAGATTTCCGAGTTGTTGGAGAAGATGGCATGAGTAGCAAGCAAGAAAAGGCTATTAAAATGATAGAAAAAGGGGCTGAACTTGAAATCTTGTCAGAAGATGATTTTCTACACTCCATATAATAGAAAAAAAATCCTATTCATTTGGCACTATCAGATATTATCCTCATATTTGTAGTGCCAAATCAAATGATAGATAATCTATCCCGATGAGCAACGGTTAGATGCTCAATACGAAATTGGGCTTTTTTATGTCCATCAGTTTGCTTCCGATATTAATATTGTTTGCAAATTCATATACGAAATAGTAGAAGTTTATTTATAAACGAATACGGCTGTCTTTCTTCTCGTTGTATTACAGCTCTTCGGGGTTATACTACATTTGGTTTGGCGACTACGGGAAATTGGCAGCCGTTCGTGTACCGTCTAGGTACACGAAAACTTGCCAATAACAGCCAAACCAAATGTAGTATATGAAACAAGTAACCCAGGGCACGAACTACGTGCCCTCATTCCGCACAGGAACAGACGTAAACACGCTCCAACAGCGTTACTTCCGTGAATTGAAAAAAGAATGCGCTATCAACTCTGCATCGGACGCCTATTACGTCTCTGCAATAGCCTGCTTCTGCCTGACCTTTATCTTTCCCCCTGCTGTAATTGGCGCAGTTCTCTGTGTCTACCGAGCAAAGAAGTGTCAGAAAGGAGGTGAAAAATGATGTTCTTTATCCATCATGTACAGACCTATCAGAAAGTCAATCGTAAGGGTCAGGAAATGTGTGAATTTGCCCAAGCATACGACCGTATTCTAGTACAAGATGAATGTGCTATGGATTCCCTAAAATGCGAATTCGAAGAAGTTGTCAAGGAACTGAATGAGAAATATCCTAATCAAAAAAAACTCAAATTCAATGGGCATAATGGAGACTCCTCCGGTGGACAATGGAGTATAAAACTAGGAGACGATGATAGCAATCCTGTATGTTATATCTCATACAGTAAAGTACGCGGTCATTATTCTTTTGGAGAAGGATCTCACCTACTGGAGCAGAAAGGAGATCAGCCATGACACCAACAGAAATCAATGGCATCATCCTCACCGATGATTGTATCTCATCAATCAAAACTATCCAAGAAGGAGAACACTCTTGGATGGAAGCAACACTGGAAAAAGCAATTGACCTGGCTCTTGATATCGACTCTCCAGATATTGATTCTGTTAATCGACTAACACTTATTTCTGAAATCAGAATAATAAAAAAGCATATTCAATCAATAAGCAGTATTCAACACCCTAAAAAATAACATTATGAATAGACATGAAGCCTTACAGTTAGTAAACAAGTTACTGGATCCGGAAACACCAATGAACGAAAAGCAGCGTGCAGCCGCACAACTTTCTGAATTAATTCGTATATTGCTTCCAGAATCAGACGAAGAACAAAAATGATCTTAACGATAATAACTATATCCGGAATAGTACTTCTGTGCCTGGCATTCTTTAAAGCCTCGCGCTCAATCCTTGCAAAAGTATTTTGGCTTCTGCTCATGCTTACTTTGTTAGCACTATTCCTGTTCTTATAACCTATCGTTTTGTCCTTTATAGCCCGCCCGCAGCGGGCTATTTTTGTCTCCATAACCTAAACATTATACAGTTATGGAGTATGACCATTTCGCTTATGGTGAAGCCTTAGCTTCGGCACTCAAAGCCATTTCACACACATCTCAAAAGAAAAGGTTCTTCACAGCATTCGGACTGGAGGACCTGATCAGCCTCGATGACAGTTTATCCTCCATCAATGGAACCATCCTTATCGCCGTTGATGGTTGCGAGTCCGAATCCGAAGACAACGAAGCTGATTCACTCAATGACAAACAAGTCTACTCATTCATCGTGGCCAGAAACACAATTTCCGGAAATCCGGAAACGATTAATCAGGCAGCCAAACAATGCAAGAGTATATGTAAACAGATCCGGAATAAATTGCTGAAAGACATTAAATATGTAGACCGCAATACTCAAATTAACGGTATCGGCCCGATCGGTGATAACTTCTATGGCACCGTGCTTACCTTCTTTGTTAATGTTCCGGAAGAATTCATCGTCGATCCAAACTACTTTTTGTAATGGGATTCTATAAACGAATGTCAGACAAGCAGTCGGAAATAAAACGCTATAATGCAGCCCGACGAAAAGCGGATAAGTTATCTTCTACTCCGACTTCCCGGCTAATCCGAATGGAAACCATCTCGGAGATAGAACGCTATAACATCGCCCAGGATGCCGACCGACTCACCGCATTCAATAAAGAGGTAGAACAATGGCAGGATGCTGTCAGTAAACAACTCAAAGCCACCATTTCATCCCGTAGTTTACGTATTGCTCGTGAACTACAACCTAAAGCCTATACTGACAAATACGGATTAATCAACCGACTTGGTTTCTCTTTTCCTCGTCATGGTGTCTATATCCACAAAGGCGCCGGACGCGGGCAAGGTGGTCTTATCGGAAGTAAATGGAGCTATCTGAAGAGAATCAACGGAATGGAAATCAATACGAGTATCATCCGACATACTAATCCCGCATCACTTGGCAAACAGAATGAAGGTAACCGGCAGGCTTACCATTGGTTCGATCCGGTCATCAAAAACCGTCTTCCGGAACTTGCCGATATCTGTATGCGCTATTTTGACACTATGCTTATCGACGCAACCAAAATATACATTGAAAAGTAAAGCCATATGAACGACCTAAACCGAAGTATTAAAATATTTATTGATGGAACTGAAGCATCAGCCGGCGTCAAGAAGATAGAAGATGCCATCTCCCAGCTAGAGAATAAAATATCTTCTCTTGATAAATCAGAATCAGGATATGCCAGAAAATCCAAAACTCTGCAAAAAGAACTGGAGAATAAGTATAAAACTCTCAATACTTATAAGCAAAAAGTAGCCGAGACCGACCGAATCCTGAAAAACCTCTCCGGAGCAACCTATGACGAACTATTATCTGTCAGCCAAAAAGTCCGTAAAGAACTCCGTGCAGCCATACCCGGTACTGAACAATACAATGCAGCCCTGGAGCAAAATAGGCGCGTCGCTGAAGCAGTAGCCAGGGCACAAAAAAATATGCGTGTAGAAGTTGGTTGTCAAGCTAGTCCAATAGGGAAAGCCGTGGAACTGTTTAATAAATATGCTGCAGTTGTCACCACCGTCATAGCAGCTGTGACAGGCTTAACACTAAAGCTGAACCAACTTCGTGAAAAACGCAATGAACGTGAAGATGCCAAAGCCGATGTCGAAGCATTAACAGGACTTTCCAAAGACGACATTAATTGGCTGGAACAAGAAGCAATCCGGCTTTCCACTACAATTAGTGATTCCGGTATCCGGATCCGACAATCAGCAACCGAAATTCTTGATGCTTATAAATTGGTCGGTTCTGCTAAACCGGAGTTACTATCTAACAAAGAAGCACTGGCCGCAGTAACCGAACAAACACTCATCTTAGCATCTGCTTCAGGAATGACATTGAAAGATGCTGTTGATGCTGTAACTCTTTCACTCAATCAATACGGAGATGGTGCTGATCAGGCAGCCCGTTATGCGAATGTCATGGCAGCCGGTTCTAAATACGGAGCTGCTGCTGTTGAATCAGTAACTACCGCAGTAAAAAAATCTGGAGTGGCAGCCAATGACGCAGGTATTCCTATTGAACAATTAGTTGGTACTATCGAAACCTTAGCCGAAAAAGGCATAAAAGACGAAGTTGCAGGTACCGGACTAAAAACCTTTTTCAATCGCTTACAGAAAGGAGCAGATGACACTAATCCTAAAATAGTCGGTCTTGAAACAGCTTTGGAAAATCTCCAAAAGAAACAACTTAGTGTTAACGATCGAATCAAAATGTTTGGAGAGGAAGCTTTTAGCGTTGCTACCGTTTTAACTAACGAAGCAGAAAAAGTGAAATACTACACCGAAGCAGTCACTGGAACTAATGTCGCTCTAGAGCAAGCAGCCACCAAATCAGATACGGCAGCCGCCAAACTCGCTCAAGCCAAAAACAAAATGAATGAGATGGGAATGGAGCTGATGGAAAAACTTAATCCTTCAATCATCAGCGTAATAAACGGTACAGTAAACTGGACCAGAAAAATTATAGACCTGATTGGGTTCATGGTCAAACATTCGGGTATCATTATCACTCTAACTACAACAATAGGAGCGTACCTGTTAACCATAAAAGCGATAACCATATGGGAAACAAAATTGAAAGATGCTAAAATTGCAAGCATTTTAGCTGATAAATTGTGGGAAACACGTTTATTAGCGTCAATCGCAATAGAAAAAGCAGGAATAGCAGTAAAAGCACTCCTAACTGGTAACACCGTAGCCTTGAATACTGCGATGAAATCATTATGGAAAACAATCGGATTAAATCCTCTAGCTGGTACTATAGCTTTATTAGCTGGTTTGGCAGTTGGGATATACCATGTCGTTACAGCCCGTAAAACCCTCTCCACTGCACAAGAAGCCGCTAATAAGATTAGTCTAGAGGCATCTAAAAACACATCCGAAGAAACAAATCATCTTAAATCTTTAAAGGAAATTCTTTTTGATTCAAAAAAAAGCTATGGTGAAAGACAATGGGCATTAGAAGAAATTCAAAAAATAGTACCCGATTACCATGCCTCATTAACTAAAGAAGGAGAGTTAATCAATAACAATACCGGTGCTCTGGATGGATATGTAGAAAAATTACTTATCACAGCTAAACAACAAGCTGCAAACGCTAAATTACAAGAAGCTCTAAACGAACGTACAGAATGGTTCAGTAAGCAAAGTAGTTCAGAAGCCATGAAATTTAAGAGTATTGAATGGGATATTAATGATCCCATAAATTCAAACAAATCTTTGGAGGAAATAGCAGCCTCTAATGGAGTTTCTCCCACAGCATATCGTGCTTGGGCTTCCAAGAAAAGCCAGTTGGATGAGAATGTCAAACTGTATGAGGATATGATGCGAGGATATACAGAGGAAATTGCCAAAGTGAATTCTAAATATCAAAACAGTAACAATGATAATGATGGTAATGGTGATGGCAATGGTGATAGTGATGAAGAAAAAATAAAAAAGAGGCTTGAGAAAGAAAAAAAACTATATAACCAAAAACAAGCCTTCCTGAAAGAAATGTATCTGGAAGGGGGGGATGACACTCTCCAAACAGAAAAGCAGTTGAGCGAAGAAATGGAATGTCTCCAAATGGAATACTTGGAGCGTTCTTTGAAAATTGTCGGTGAGAAGTCAAAAGAAGGCATTAATATCCAAAATCAAATCAATGACCTGAAAATTAAACAACAAAAAGAACACAATCAGGAGCTTATTAATGAATTAATTAATCAAGAGACAACTCAATATGAAAAGCAACAACAGGATTTAAAAGAACTGTATGCCTCCGGCAAAGATGAGAATCTAAGCTCCGAAACAGCCTATAATGATGCTATGGAACAACTTACCATCATGCATCTTGAACGAATGCTTTCCATTGCCGGTTTAAACGCCGAACAACGAAAACAAGTTGAGAAACAACTTCTTGATTTCAAAATAAAATGCATGAAGGAAGAACAGGCCGCCCATGCCAAAGCAAAAGATGCTGAACAAAAAAAGACGGCAGCACAAACCCAAAAAGAACGACAACAATATAAGGAACGACTACGCACATTTCAACAATATGGTTCTGAACTTGGCTCTGCGTTAGGCAACATCATCGCAGGACAAGAAAATGCAATGCAAGGTTTCGCAGATGTCATGATCGATATTATATTCGATGTTCTTGCCCAAATGATAAATGCAAAAATAATTGAACTAACAGCAGTAGGAACTGAAAATGTTGCAAAAGCAACAGCCAATGAAATAGGAAGTAAAGGTTTCTTAGGCATTGGAACAGGAGCCATCCTTGGGGGAATCATAATGGCTGCAATTGCAACTGCAAAAAGTGCTCTGAAAGGAATGGTTAGCGGCAAACACTCGTCCGGATCTTCCGACTCCGACACGTCTTCGACCGACGCTCCCAAACGAGCAACCGTCAGCGTATCCCAATGGGCATCCGGCCGGTATGATGTCATCGGGAAAGATGACGGCAAGAACTATCAGGACATACCTTATATTGGGGCTGCACAAACCGGAATCGTCCGACACACTTCTCTAGTTTCAGAGAATGGTGCAGAATTAATCATTAACGCCGAGGACTTATCCCGGTTACAAAAACATATAAATTATCCTTTGGTACTAAATGCGATTGAAGATGCCCGTAAAGGTCATGTGCCCCAACGAGCTTCGGGTAATTACGCAGCAATAGATACTCCTGGCCGAAATAACCAGGAAATCCATGAAACTGATACATCAGCAACCGAACTAGATAAACTCATAAAAGAAATCGGAATGCTGATTAATACCCTCAAAAATCTAAAAGCATACGTATCCCTACGAGATATACGAAATGCTGAAGAACTAGATGAAAAATCCAAGAAACCATTTACCCGATCAACCAAATAAGAATTATTATGGCACTAAGAATATCAAATACATCCGGTACTTTTGATCTGCCGAAAGACTTCAGTACAGAAATAGAAGACAGCTCTCCTATCTACAACGAACGGGGATCACAATCTATTGCCGCTACCATACCTGGTACCAGAAATAATCTACGTCTCAACAATTACATTAACAGAACTGATATTGACAGCGCCCCTATTGCTGATGAACGCGTGACCATCAGTGACGGAGTTTACCATCGAGTGGGTAAAATGAATACGACAAAAGCTTCAGAGAATGACGGAATAACTTTTAATGTAGGCTTTGGAGAATCTGAATTATATAGTATATGGGAAGATGTTTCTTTGCAGTCCATCAACCTTCCTGTTCTTCGCCTTGGAGGAGTATCAGAATTAATACCTTATATTATAGAGAATAGTCAAAAGAATGATTCTCCTTTCTGTCTGTTTCCTGTGGCTGTATCTTGCAATCGTAAGAAAGATAATGATACAGTTACGGATTATGCAGAATATATAAATAATTATCGTGATGGATATTGGTGGAAAGCACGGACGGAAACTTTTTTCATCAATGGAGAACCCGTGGAAGTATCGCTTCCTGAAGGATATGGAATAGTTCCATTTATAAAAGTCAGCTATATATTAGAAGCTATATTCTCAACCTACGGATATACTGTCACGGAGAACCCATTTACTAACCACCACCAGCTCGGTCAATTGGTTGTTCTTAATAATGCAGCCGATTGCTGTGTAAAAGGAGAACTAAAATATGCTGATCTCATGCCTGACTGCACAATCAATGAATTCATGCAAGCCTTATGGTGCCGTTTTGGATTACTTTACTTTGTAGATGGAAATACCCGTAAGGTCAGACTTAAATTCATTCGTGATATCCTTAATTCCAAAACTACTTCTGATTGGACGCTACAAAAAGCGTCCAAACCAACTATCAATTTTGAAGCCCCACAGCAATTAAAATTATCAGCTGCAACAAACGTACGGGGGGAAGATCCAAAATGGACGGCAGCTCCTGCCGCTGATTCACTGGATAAATTCTTAAAGCCATATCACTATATTGTCACGACTAAAGCAAATGGATACCTAACCTATTCTACAGAGAGCGGATTATATTATAAAACAGATAACATAACCGGACGTTCAGAATTAGTGTCAACGGATTTCTTCCCCTGGGATCGTGGAGCTGATATGGCATATAAAGAGATTACCTCTATTGATGAATTTTTGCCTTCCGCAACGGAACGTTTTAAAGGAGACGTATATAAATATATACGAGTTCCTTACTATCTCTTCGGTAAAGTACATCGATACACCACAATTTCTAGTTCCGATGTTGAATTATCAGAAAACTTAAACTACCAAACCCCTTTGGCATTTTGCTTTTCTTTCTTCGATACAAGAGATCGAGTTACTTATGGTTCACAAATTTGTCTGGATATTTTCGGAGAACCGGTATTAAACAAACAAAATGGAAAAGCCTGCGAAATTTCTCTTTTATTTGTTGGCAAATATGGACTGTTCAATCATTTCTGGAAGGAATATGACGCTATTCTTCGCCACGCCAATCATCTCATAGAAACGGATATGCATCTATCGGCTCAACAATGTATGAATCCAGATTTCTCCTCTCCTATTTTACTTGATGGTCAACGAATGTTGCCTGATACCATACGTTATACGTTACCCAAAAGTTCTTCATTCCCGGCAACAGTCAAATTGCGTACAACCAAATTACTCAAACCATATAATCTGGAAGAAGAACAAACCGTCCCCATCGTCGATCAAAAATATAAGTGGGCGTTATTTGATAACAAGAATTCAGTCGTAGAAGCTGCCGTAAAACTACAAAAAGATGCCTGGAGAGACGAAGCGAATAGAGATGGGAATAGCTTATATGACCTACAATATAAGAATGTTTCTACTGATACAGTGGATATTAAAGTCCCTCTTTCAGTACCTACTGAAGAAGATTACAATAATAAAAAGGAGTATTTTATAAGGAAAGTCAATTATAGTTTCGATCTATATTACCGGATTAGGTATTACCTCGGTACAACGCCCGATGGACACCTCCATTATGAGATTAGTAATTCGAGAGGAGGAGTACATTATGACCTGCAATATGACCAATCAGTGCGTGCAGAGTTATTATAAAATGTCCTTTATATCCCGCAATATAACATACAATTTTGCAATATGAATACATCAGAAACAGTAATATCAACTATTCAATCAAATGATATTGAAAAGATGCTCATCACTTATCAGAAATATATGAAAAATGCATCTATTACGTTTGATGACCTCTTTCTTTTTCTCTCTCACCCCACCGCTGATAGAGAAGAATTCCTGCATGACTATTGTACCTGTAATTATCTGGTACAAGAACAAATTATCTCACCTAATTATCTAGTAAAATGAGTCTGACTGCAAACATATCGCCCGCCAATATGGCATTGACCGGCAATCCAATCAAGTTGTCGATCAACAGCAGTTCTCTGGCAACTTATACCATTTTAGTAGGAGAACAAACAATATTCACCGGCAGCGGAGAAGGCAACTTCTTTGTTTTTATTCAGGATATACTTGCTGATATAGTACAACCGGCCCAATTATATAATGAATCGGAAGAAGTTCTGCTACAGGCAGAAGGTTGTTCTCGTAATGTTACTATCAATGTTTCCAATAGTGAAAAAAATAATCTAACGATCTCACTGAAAGTATTTATTGGCGGAGTAAGCAAAAGAATGTTACGTCATCTCAATGATGAAAATAAAAATGTGTTTATCTGGAAATTGATGAATCCGGACGGTAATTTCTTCCAAACAACCCGTACTTCCGAAAGACTTATTAGAATCCGGGAAACGGAACTACTTCCGCTCTCCTTCATCTATCCTGATGGTGGTATACTAAGAGTAATTGCAAACGGAATGGAGACCGCCCTAATCGGAGTAGCCGGACAACCGGTTGCACTCAACTTATATCGTCTTCGGAAGCAACTTTTCGATACTCACCATATTCTTGCCTCCATATTTGATATCTATGTAGGAGAAACTAAATCCTGCACGATCGTAATTACTCCCGGAACAATAAGTAGAGAAAGGTATCTCTTACAATTTCTTAATTCATACGGTTCTTATGAGCTGATCGAAATTACCGGCATTGGAAGTATTAAGCGTGAAGCAGAAAAAGAAAATGCATTCAATAAGTATGATGAAGTCATAGATGATTATGTTGAATCCTGGGAAAGGTTATCCGGACGCGAATCTATGACTGTAGAATCCGGATATCGTACAAATGACGAACTGATACATTTGATTGATCTGTTATCTTCTGACGACATAAAACTCCTTGGACTGGACGGACGAAATATCAGAGTAAATGTCACAGCGGAAAATCTTACCAGAGCATCCCGTGCAACCGTTCCGGAGAGTATAAAGTTATCTCTACGTTTTGCGGATTCAGAGCAACGTTATACAGGTTCATTTAATGATGATGATTTAGGGTCGCCACGAATACATACCGAACAATTCACTAAACAATTCAATTGATATGTCAACACAACAGGATCTCATAGATCAACTGATAGACTACATTGACAAGGCTATTTTGAAGAACAGTGTCTCCAACCGACATGTCGCAACAGTACTATCTTTCCTAAATGAAAAACTGAAAGATTTTGCTGAAGGAGATACTTTTTTGCGTCGTAAGCAACCAGACAGCACCCTCTTCTTATTGCAGTTACTAGGAGGACTTGAAGTTGAGAAAGGAGTAAAAGCTGATAATATAGAGGTGCTAAATGAACTTCTTGCCAATACCGCCTCTTTCACTGGAAACATTTCTACTTCAGGAGATATTTCTTCTTCAGACTATGCCTGCAAAATGTTGGGATGGTTAATATCGGCTATCGGAGATGCAGAGTTTAACTCTGTACACATACGCGGATTCTTGGAATCAGATGAATTTAGATATAATCGTATCTCGGTAGTTAGTGGAGAAACTTGGAATGCACCTGGCGGGGGCATCATAGAGGAAGTGGATCCACTGGAGAGAATTATCTATTTGAAATTAGAGCCCGGAGAACTTGCAGAAATAGAGATTGATGACATCTGCAAAGGAAAATTCAATGATTCGGTCACTGGTTTTCATACCTCTTATTTCCGAATTTCTGAAAAAATTGATGAAAAGACTTTTAAATACATACTTCGTAGCGGAACTATACTTCCACCACAAAAGACCATGCACTTCGTTTCGTATGGTAACTTCACAAACAAAGAGCGACAAAGATCGAGCTACTCGACACAAAGCTATGTCCGCTATCTGACAGGTGTTAATAATTGGGAGATTACTAAGGAAATGATCGCTATGCAGTTGGGCGACCTGTCTAACTTAAAACTGTTTGATATTGATATGACCGGACATAGTGCGTATCTCCGTAATGTATATATGACCGGAGTTATCAAACAGATTTCCGATGATGGAGTAACAGAAAGCCACGTCCCCTGTTTTAAGGGAGAGTGGAAAGCGGGGGTTTATTATTACTATGACGAAGTAACTCACAACGGATCATCATGGTTATGTATTTCAGATAAGCCTACAACGCAAGAACCGGAGGAAGGTGCTACAGACTGGCTTGAAAAGTCGGCGGCGGGTAAAGATGCGGTAGTAGTTAATATAATGAGTAGCAATGGGAATATTTTTCAGAACGGCTCTGTGTCTACTACATTAACCGCTTATGTGATAAAGGGAGATACTGATATTACAGATAGTGTTCCGGATTCCCGGTTCTCGTGGGAGAAAGAAAGTAATAACGATGATACCGATAAGATATTTAATGAGGCGCATGTCGGGCACGGGCATGTGTTGACACTTACCCCGGATGATGTTTGGGGACGTGCTACATTTAATTGTATTGTGAATTTGTAAAACTTCTAAATTATGAAAATAAAAGATTGTATAGCTTTTGCAAAGTGTGTGCGTAATCCTGACTCGCCTTTGACTGTAGATGCTCAAACAGTTCATGGAGAGAGTTCCACTTGCGCATATCACCAAAATGAAGAATTATCTTCCAAAGATGTTTGTTCTCCAAAAACAAAGATGACATTGTCGCAGATAGATTTGAGTAAATTTCCCGATGGTAGTCGGGTTCTGCAAGTTGGTCCGCCACTGATAATAGATATTCCCGACAGTTATATTGAGGCTGTCCGAAATTCGCCATTAGGCAGTGACAAGCAACCTCCTTGTAACTGTTTAGAAGATAGTCGGGAGACATACTACAAAATTCAATCAAGTTTTTTAATTGGTAAATCGAAGCTAGATGGCACATAGTTTCCTCAAACCAGATTAAACCTGATATTTCTCCTGTAGACGCTCCGTTGATTAGGCTATGACAATATTCATGTGAGAATTGATATGCCCATCTCCACCATTCATCGCCTTGCGTACTTAAAAATATCAAGTGTCCGTTAGGAATTTTATTGCATTGAGGGTCTCCTGGACGATATTCTATCATACATAGAGTTGACATATCTACTGATTTCTCCAATGACAATGCAAAGTCATTCTGGATGTTAACTAATAGTTCATGAACGATTTCTCTATTGTATATACCGAAAGCATCATCGATGGGCATGAATATATTTGATGCAATATTAGAAAATGCTGACATAATAATTGAAATTTTAAATGTGACGAAACAAATGTAGTAATAATAATAGAACGCTCTACATCTTGAATAATAAAGTTTTAAATGTGACAATTTTCAACTACCCTTTATAGACGTTTCTTATTTAGATAATAGTATTAACAACTTAATTAACTAGAATTATGCCAATTGCAAGAGGACAAATTACCATCGTCGACTTGAACGATGCGAAGTCAATGAACATGTATCTAGGCTCTAATCAGCCTTTGACGCAAATCTTTAACAAGGAAAACAGCACCTATGTACCGAACTATACGGCTTCTCCTTTCCTTGTCATTACCCCTGAAATGTATGTATCCGGAACGACAACAAACGTAATCAGTCGTTTAAAAGCTGCTCCTACCTATACAGTGAATGGAGGTGCAATCACTGCATTCGGTGGTACTGTTGCCGCTACTGCGCCGTATGCGTTGACGCTTAAGAACAATATGACATCTGTATCGCAGATGAAGGTTGAATGTTCCGGTATCTATGTTGATCCAGACACAGGTTTGGAAACTCCTGTAAAATCTGTCATCAACTATACCAAAACAGAAAATGCCGGTCAACTTATCATTGCTATAGCGTATGCCCCTAAAGGAAATGTTTTTAAGAATGGTCAATCCGAATCATTGACAGCCCATTGTGATATGTGGCGTGGTAGTAGTATTGACGCCGATAAGGTTGCTTATCAGTGGCACAAATTGAAATCGGACGGCACATGGGAATCTTTGGCGGCTTCAAATTCTTATGGCATCACGGGGACAACGACAAATGAAATATCTATTCCTGCCAGTGCCGTACTTAATTTCGAATCTTTCAAATGTGCAATCAAGGATACCGATACAGCATCCGGAACCTACAACACAACAGTGAGCGATATTATTTCGTTCTCCGATCTTTCCGATCCGTATATAGTGGAAGTATCTTCCACAACGGGGGATAAGTTAGTAAATGGCCAAGGAAGTACGACTATCAATGCCAAGGTATGGCAAAATGGGGAAGCATTCACCGATAGTGCTGCTGATACCAAATTTGTATTTTCTTGGAAGAAGTACAATAAGGATGGTACACAAGATACGGCTTGGGGAACTTCCGGTGTAAAGACTGGAAAGACCATTACCGTCACTGCTGCCGAAGTCGATGTAAAAGCGACGTTTGTTGTTGAATTATCACTAAAATAATAGTATGATAGTAGCAAGAGGACAAATAACGATTAGCGTAACGAAGGACGGGCAATATCCCGCGCAGGAATTCGCAAAGTCTAAATCTGGCACAGTTGCGCCTACAAGTGGGTGGAGTAAAACTCCGCCCGCCTGTGGTACAAACGAATATTTGTGGATGCGCACGGGTATTGTTATCCCTCCGGCTACGTCTCCCGTTTCGTGGACTACAGTTCGCATTGGTGCAATAGATGGGGCAACTGGGGCTAAAGGTGACAAAGGCGAAACGGGGCCGACCGGTTCGCAAGGTATTCCCGGTACATCGCAGTATTTTCATGTGAAGTACTCCGCTAATGCGAACGGCAATCCTATGAGTGATACCCCTAATACTTACATTGGTACAGCAGTTACAACGAGTGCGGCCGCTCCGACTGCTAACACGTCGTATAAATGGGTACAGTTGAAAGGTTCGCAGGGCATCAAGGGAGATCAAGGTATCGCGGGACCAACCGGAGCGGATGGTAGAACAAGTTATCTGCACATCAAGTATAGTGACAACGGTACGACCTTTACGGCAAATGGCGGCGAGACTCCTGGTGCTTATATCGGCCAATACACCGACTTCACGGCGGCAGACAGCAATACGTTTTCCGCTTATACTTGGACGAAAGTGAAGGGTGACAAAGGAGATAAAGGCGACAAGGGTGATACGGGTGCAACCGGGCTTCCCGGTGCTCTAATCCGTCCACGCGGTGAGTGGAAAGCAAATACTAACTACGTCAATAATACGCAGTATCGGGATACGGTTATCTATAACGGAAATACTTATTCATGCCGGACGGATCATACTTCTGGGAGTTCTTTCGATGTAACGAAATGGACTTTGTTTAACGAATTTATAAATGTCGCTACGCATTTATTAGTAGCTCAAAATGCAACGATCGATATACTCGGTACGTCTGGTCTATTTATCGGTAATCAAGCCAAAACGCAAGGTTGGTTAATGACAGGCGGTTCGATTAAGCACAATGTAACCGGGCTTGAACTAACAGCAGACGGGAAATTATCACTCCCTAAAACAGGTGCGATATTAGTTGGGGGGAAGACGTTTATCAGTGATGGAAAGATCGTCGCTGATTTTATCGATGTAAACAAACTCGTTGTAAAACGAATAGAAGCTGTTGATGGCACTATTGGAGGCTTTAAGATTTCTGCTAATAGTATAGGGACAGGTTCTACCAGTATACCAACTATAGATAAAAAGGAGATGTTCCTTTACGATGATATGATTGGTTTTAATAGTAAAAATAGGCAAGTTATTGTAGGTCCGTTTAGTACAATGGGAGTCGATTATTTAGGAAGATTCTACGATCACCGTTCAAGACCTTATGATATAAATAGGGGTGTATCTATTAGTGTAACCGGAGGACGAGATAACATAGCACTTGCTATTGATGGTGGCATTGTAGTTGATGGTCAAAGAGGTATTGATGAGTTTTTCAGCTGTGCTGCCGTTTGGAATAATGGAAGGCAGCAGACTCGCGTGTTGCAGTTTAAAAATGGCATTTTATTTAATGCATATTGGGGATAATAATCAAATCACATAATTATGAAAATAGACTTTAGAGAAATTCAAGTAAAAGACATCGAAGGGAATAACAGTACTGTCGATATTGCAAAAATGTTAGGCAATGCGATCTATCAGAGAACTGCCGACTTGGGTGAGTTGGAATTAGCTCAAAACATCTACAAGAACGGTGAAGTAGAAGTATCTCCCGAACAGGCGGAAAGTATTAAAAAATATGTGAGTACGGGGTTCGTCGCTTTTGTTCAGGTAGCGGTTAATAAAGCTTTATCGGTAGAATAATTCAGTTTCAATCACTTTTATTAAAGATATGAACAATATTGATTCAATCATCATCCACTGTTCGGCTACACGTGCTGGACAAGCTTTCAAAGCAAAAGACATTGATCGAATGCATAGAGATCGAAACTTTTCTATGATTGGTTATCACTATATCATTGACTTAGATGGTACCATCGAAGAAGGAAGACCTCTATCAATGGAAGGTGCCCATTGTAATACTAAAGGCACCTCTGGTATATCATACAATAAACATAGCGTAGGAATTTGCTATGTAGGTGGTTTAGACGCTAACGGTAACCCAGCAGACACACGTACTCCTGCACAAAAAATTGCACTAATCGAGTTGGTCTCCCGACTCAAAAGTCAATTCAAGATCACAGAAGTACTAGGTCACAGAGATACTTCTCCAGATCTGAATGACAATGGCATCGTAGAGTCAAAGGAATGGATTAAATCCTGCCCCTGCTTCGACGCTGCAATTGAATTCGGCTACTCTCCTGCAGTTGTTATACGACCATAAGAAAGTTTGTACGAGCATGCAGTGTTTTGTACCAAAGTGTACAAAGACTGTACGCTCGTTATTTACTGGTTTTCAGACTAATAGAAATACATTGTACAAATGTACAATTTAAAATGCAAAACAGTTGAAACACTGCATTCCCTCTTGCTTACTCTCGTTTAAAACATGGGCATACACTAAAGTCTCTTTTAAATCAGAATGTCCTAGTATCTCTTTCAAGGAAGCTATATCTTTAGTCTTACGCAAAAAAATAGTTGCAAAAGTATGTCTACCAACTTTATGTGTAATGTTCTTCTCTATTCCAGCAATAGCAGCTATTTCTTTCAGGAATCTATTCATCGTTTGATCAGCTGGCAGTTTCTCAAAAACGATACCCTTTTTTCTGGTACCAACAATATTTTTCAGTAATGTACGAAGTGGATCCGATATAGGTACTTGAATAGGAAATGGTTTTCTTTTCTTTAGCTTCATTCGGAAATAAGTCAATGTATCATCTGTAAACTGCTCAAGAATCAATTTCTTTGCATCCCCTATGTGCAAAGAGCTAAAACATAAAAACAAAAACATTTCTAATGTTTTATGATGTTTATAGTCCAGTTCTCCATCCATATATAACCCCATCAAAATTTGTAACTCATCTTCTTGCAAATACTCACCACCAGGAATTCCTTTCTTTATCTTCCAGTTCTTGAAAGGATTCTCATCCATATATCCAGCATTGTATGCAGCTAAAACATACTTCTTTATTGTGGCCATGTTTTTGTTTGCGGTATTTTGATTATTTCCAAGTCCAGTCATCAGATGAAAGAAATACTCATCAAGCCACTCCCTGGTTATATCATCAAAATAGAGATTAGGATTATATTCTTGCAGCTTTTTGATAACCGATAAGTTCGTCTTAAAAGTTGAATATTCAAGTTTAAACGATTCTTTTTTTTGATAGTCTCGTACGAACTCGAAAAAAGTATTGTAATCGGTTGGCCGATGATATGCTTTAAGAAAAGCATCGCGAGTAAGTTTGCGATCACGAAGTCGGTATTTTACAAAAACATTGTTTATCCTGGCTAATATGTTTTCTATAATCAGGTTTTTGTCATTGCTTTGTTTGTCTCCTACTCCCACACACTTCTTCTTATCATTCCAATTTTTCAAATCAACAGAGACTTTCGTTGAAAAGTTTACTTTTTCACGATTAACGTAAAAAGATAACCAAACGACTCCAGTAGATGGGTCGCTTCCGTATGTTCTTAGATATATTTTTATAGTTACCATAATCTACAATGGTCCCTTTTTACAGGTAAGAATTGATAATCGGTCTACACCTGCACAGTTTGTTACACAAATACAGAAGTAGTTAATTGTTTGTGTGTCAACAAATAACAAATGCCGGACACATTTCTGTATCCGGCATTTTGCCTTCTTCGAGGTTCCTGGCGAACCTCTTTTTCTTTATTTTCCTTATTTATTAGATAAAACATTATTTTCATAAACTACTGAAAAACAACAAATTATTTATCACATAAAGAAAATAGAATAAAATAAGATAAAGAAAAGGTGGGAACAAAGTGGGAACATATAAAACATTTATTGTATATTTGTTCCCACCTTATCATAGTAAGAACTCGAACTAAAATATAAAGCTATGGCAGTATCTTTTTTTATCCGAAACAAGAAGGCAAAGATAGCCACTCTATTTGCCCGTATCAGAAGCAAAGCTAAGGATATAGACATCAAAGCCTCAACCTTGCTAGAAGTTGATGTATCAGCATGGGAAAAGTCCCAAGAATCAGCAATAAAAAGAAAGAACTACAGGAATGATAAAAACAACAAAGAGTTTTTTGATAAACTGGACTTGATAGAGAAAACTCTAAATAACATCCTTGATTCAGATACAAATGTTACTAATGAACTTGTAAATAAACGTATCTATGAAATAGTATATGCTGAACAGATAGCAGCCGAAAAAGAACGAGCAGAAGCTGAAGCTAAAGCCCTAGAAGAAGAACAGGCTACCAACTTCAACGACTTTATAGCACAATTCATTCACGAATGCGAAATCGGAAAACGGAAAAAGAAAGGAGGAACCACAAATATATCTCTTGGAACAATCAAGAGCTACAAAGGCTTTCAATCCCAGTTTAAAGCGTATCAAGAAACAAGGCTAAAGGTTATTGGTTTTGAGGACCTGACAATAGAGTTTTATAATGACTTCCGATCATTCCTCACAGATAAGGAATATTCCCCTAATACTATCGCTCGGATGGTGAAGATATGCAAAACGATATGTTATGCAGCCGAACAGCTTAAACTAATGGATGCGGCAAACGTCCGGTTTGGTTTTGATGTAATCTATAAAGATGTTGATAATGTCTATTTGACTGAAGAACGAATACAGGAACTTTATGAGTACAATTTATCCAATCGTCCGGCATGGGAAAAGATAAAAGATGTGTTTGTAGTTGGCTGTCTGACCGGGCAACGAGTAAGTGATTATAAGCGCATCAATACGAAAATGATAGTTACCCTTACCGATGGCAATAAGTACATCAAACTTAAACAGGAAAAAACCGGAAATATCGTTTATATTCCTCTTGATTATCGTGTTGCGGCTATCCTTGACAAATATAACGGTGCACTTCCCAAAGTCTACGACCAAAAGATAAACGACCATATCAAAGAGATTGGCGAGGCTTTAGGATGGACGGAAATAGTAGAGTTTGACGAACAACGGGGAGCGATGGAGTATACCGCTAAAAAACGTTTCTGCGACCTTCTTAAAACTCATACCTGCCGGAGAAGTTTAGCAACCAATATGTATAAAGCCGGGGCTTCATTAAGTTCTATAATGGCTATCACCGGACACAGTAGCGAGCAGCAGCTAAAGACATACCTCAAACTGGGTGAATCAGAAAAGAGTATGATAGCAGCTAAAGAGAATTATTTCACGAAATTACGAATAGTCAAATAGTGTTATTATGAAATTCTGTAAATTTAAAGAATATATTAAAGGGATCGCAAACTCAATATCTTATTTATCAGACGCTCCATTTACTACGCTGAAATTCCCGAATGAAAGTTGGTTTTCTGATACTAAGACAGAATTTGAAGAGGAATTATTTGGCAATATCAATAACACTAAGGACATAGATACCCTTTACTGCTTTTATGAGAAAATCATAGAAAAAGCAGGCATACGCAATTGGACACTACATTACCACACAAATCTTTTTGAAAAATGTGTTGAAAACGAACTGTTTGAAGAGTATGAATTGACGAAAACAGCATACGATTATATATTATCAGTATTTGAATGCGATAATTTTGGACATTGGGAAATAAATGGTTTTATGGAAAAACATAAAACGGAATTAGGAAAGAAAAACATAAAAGTTATAGCAGAAAACAATGATTTATCAAGTAAAATATTTACTCTGGAAGTTGAATTTGATAGAATATCTGATGAAAAGCGTAAACTTGAATTAGAAGTAGAAAAATTAAGAAATGAAATATCGACTTTAAACAGTAAAGAATCCATCTTAATGTTAGAAAATGAAGAGTTGAAAAAAGAAAACACAAAACTATCAGTTACAAAGATAACTACAACACAAATATCTCAAGAAGAGAACCACTTAAAAATAAAATGGAATTCTACAAAACCTAAAAAAATACTAGCATGTTTATTTAGAGAATTAAGAAATAGAGGATATCTTGATAACTCTAACGAAGAACTAGCCAAATTCCTAATTTCATACACAGATATATTTGCTAATGGCAAAGAATCCAGTATAATAAGCAACTATCTTAGAGTAAATTCCAATGATTCAAATAGAAATATAGATGATATTGAATCTATTATTAGTTCTGCTTTAGCCGATGTTTAATTTTGCATATATGCGCATTATTATTTCACATATATGCGCATAGATAATTATTGATAAAAACAGACAAACTTTGCTCCATAATCAAAAACGAAAGATTATGGAGCAATTTATTTCTACCCCTAATTCGGTACTTATTCAAGGCGCAACAATGAGTGACCTTGAAAGTATGTTGAGCCGCTTACTTGATAAGAAGTTGGCTGATATAATAGAGTCTACTCTCAAAGTAGATGTAAGTCCCAAAGACAGGCTTTACAAACGTAAAGCAGCAGCAGAAAAACTGCAAATCTCTCTTGTCACTTTAGATAACTGGACTAAATTGGGTGTTATTAACGCCAGAAAAATTGGTTCACGTGTATATTACACTGATAGTGATATTAATAATGCCTTGAAAAAATCCTTTAAAGAATAATCTATGGGAAAGTCAGACATTAACATTACCCAGACGCAACAGCTCGTTATGGGCTTCATCTCCCCTATTATTGACGAAATAGTAGACAGAGTATCAGAGAGAGTATTAGCTGCATCAAAGAAAGAACCTAAGTTCTACACTCGAAAAGAAGCCGCTGAAATCCTTCATGTCACCTTACCAACATTGGCGAGAATAACAAAGGACGGACTTCTTGTCGCCAAACATGTAGGTAGTAGAATCCTATATGAAGCAGATGCTATTGATGAGGCAGTAAAAAAGCAGGTCGTATTCAAATATCGGAGGGCATGACTATGGAAGAAAAGAAAAAGGCAGCCTCCACGACCGCCAATCTCCTCAACAACAGGAGCAAAGATAGCAAATCATCTCGAATCAAACAACAGATTCGCAAACTATTCTTAGATGGTGGCAAGTACACTAGTAAAGATTTAAACAACCTTACTGGCGGAAACGATAGCCGGAAAGTCATATCCGACCTTAGAAAAGAAGGTTGGAACATTAAAGACGTTCGCCTGGACGATAGAAGAAAACTATACTGGTTAGAGCCGGACAAACGGCAAATGTCTATTGACTGGGAAGGAGGTATCAATGAGTAGAAAATCATTTGTACTTTATACAGAATGGGAAGATGCGTTCGACGGACAGCCCAACGACATTGCGGGCGAACTCATTAAAGCAATATTCGACTATGTTAGAACAGAAGAAATGCCGCAAACAGACAATACTGTAGTCAATGCAATGTTCTCCATCTTTAAACCGGCTATTGACTGTAATATAGGCAAATATGATGCTGCTATCAAACAACGGAAAGAAGCCGCTCTCAAAAGTGCAGAAAGCAGAAAACATCAAGCGAACGACCGTAAACGAACGTCAACGACCGTATGCGACCGTAAACGAACGTCAACTGTAAGTGTAAGTGATAGTGTAAGTGTTAGTGATACTCTCTCTCTTAATGGAGAGAGTGTGAGAGAGGGAGCAAATAAAGTTCTCGACCTTCAATCAATCAAAGAGCAACTACTATCTGACGAAACATGGAAAGAATCTGTTTGTATGCAGTCTACTTTAGGCGTGTCTTTTATTTCTATGCTTCCCGACCAGTTAGATAAGTTCATTGCTTATATCGTTTCAATCGGAGAAGAACGAAGTATATCGAACATATCAGACGCAAAGAGAAGGTTTACTTATTGGTGGCAGAATCACGGAAGAAAGGAGGTACAGGATGAAAACAAACAAGTATACACCGTCCCCAATTAAGGGAATGCCGAACGCACCTGAAGCGGAGCAAGCCGTTAACGGTTCTCTCCTTAGCATTGGAGGTGATAAAGTATTTGATGCTATATCTTCCGATCTAAGAACAGACATGTTTTTTGATATCCGGAATGCAATATTGTATGAAGCTATACGGTCTCTTCATGCAAGCAATAAACCATGTGATATAGTGTCAGTAACGAATGAGATACGTTCGATGGGAAAGATAGAAGAAGTTCCGCCCCACTTCATCGCTGAAACTTTGAATCACGGCTACGATTCATTCCACGCCGTCGAACATGCCTTGATGGTAAAACAGAAATATCTACAACGGAAAGCTATTGAATTATCCCATATACTCCAACAACAAGCTTATGACGATACGGAAGATATCGGCGACGTCCTTTTCAATGCGGGGAAAGCACTGGAGCAAATGCAGCAGGATTTAATCGGGCAAAGTGAATCCCAGTCATTTAAAGACATTGCACAGTCCGCATTAAAAAACATAGAGAGGAAGATGGGATTGTATAGTAGCGGGAAACAGACAGGAATAACAACCGGGCTACAAGACCTTAACGATATGAATTCCGGTTGGCACGGTGGCGAGTTGATAGTATTGGCAGCACGCCCAGCCATGGGAAAAACTGCTGTATCTCTACATTTTGGAAAGTCAGCAGCTAGACAAGGTATTCCGGTAGTCATTTTTTCTTTAGAAATGGATTCTGTCAGCCTGTATGAACGTTTCATTGCTTCAGAATCCAATGTACATCCCAGCAAATTAAGGTCCGGCAATATAAGCCAAGATGAGCTACAGCAAATAGATAAAGCAGTAGGGGTAACTTTATACAGCTTACCGATAACAATAAACGATAACGCAGCTATAGGAATGAGTTACATCCGTGCAACGTGCCGTTTATACCATCGACAAAACAAATGTGGAATGGTGATAATAGACTATTTACAGTTGGTAACTGAAAGCTCAAATGGAACAAGAAACAGAGAACAGGAAATAGCCCGGATGTCCCGGGAAGCAAAGATTATCGCTAAAGAATTGAATGTACCTGTTATCCTTCTGTCTCAACTCAACCGGGAAGTAGACAAGAGACAGGATAAAAAACCTATTCTTGCAGACCTTCGAGAATCGGGAGCCATTGAACAGGATGCGGACATGGTTATATTCGTCCATCGTCCGGAATATTACGGAATCAGTGTAAAGGATTCATCCGGGCATGAGGTTTACAACTATGGTGAATTGATTATAGCCAAACATCGAAACGGTTCTGTCGGAACTGTCAAATTCAAGCATAACGGTTCCCTAACTAAGATATTTGACTACGATTCGAAAGGTTATACAGAAAACAATCCCTTCTAGCTATGGAAATAGAAACAATCTACGGACAAGTGATAGCGAAAGCAAATAACTATCAAGCCGTACCGGGCAAAGACGGTCAGAAACGGATCATCAAAAACGACCGGATCAGGGAGTATGAGAAATCCTTCTGCCTACAATGCAAGAAGTATCGAGGAAAGCGCATTTCCGGTCGTTTCAAGCTATTTATTCGTGTATGGCATGGGAATATTCGCTTCGATCTGGATAATGCCTTAAAAACGATCCTTGATTGCTTGCAAATGGTGGAGGCTATTACAAATGACAGCCTATGTTTTGAGATTCATGCGGAGAAACGGATAGACCGACGGAATCCGAGAGTAGAGTTTGGTCTGGAAGAGATAAACGAGCAAAAAAATATATTTAGTCCAAATAAAGCGATTTAAGCCATTTTCTTTTGCGGGATGATAAGATGTTCATCTTTGCGGAGAAAGTCGCTAATATAAAAACAAGATTTTAAAATGGAAAGATTAAAGCGCATAAAATATCCTCCATTAAAGGATAAATTTAAAAAGTACGGTGATTCTTTCGAATTGGTATCTAAAAACGAAAGCAACCGAATGTACTGCTACCGAAGAACCACCCCGGAAGGGATTGTATATTTCGAGGTGTTCCGGTCGAATCTGGAGAAGGACGAAAACGAACAGGTTTATGAATCCTATCCCCGTTCATCACAATTTGGTGACACAGGTTGGTGTATCAGAGATGGCGAATACGCTATGAAAAAAGTACTGAAGTATATGCAAAAGACATTTTCTAATTAAATAAATTACTAATAATCAAAATTTAAACATTATGATAAGAGACGAATTATATATCAATAACACAAAAGCCGATCTCAACAAGACGGATATTACTTTGAGCTACAAGAGTAACCTGCTAACCGATATTAGTAAAATTGTAAGTAATAGCAGTTATACGATAAAACTTCCTAAAACAGCAAAGAATCTGGCTTTGATTGAGTGCGCACATCTTCCCAGTTCAATAAGCCGTTATCCGTACCTAAAGCATAAAGGTACGTTATTACGGAATGGCATTGAGATAATCAAAGATGCAATTGTAGTATTGCTAGAGATTAATGAATCAATAGAAATAGCTCTTACCTGGGGTAATGTCACTAACTTCGCCAGTGTAGTAAACGATGGCAAGAAGCTAACGGATTTGGAATATGGAACAGTTGAGGGTACAGATTGGGTTGTTTGGGAAAATTGGGGAGAAAATTCGGAAAGATTTCCACGTATTGACTACGGGTTTAACCCTAATGATCCAAACGTTTGGCGTCATCCAGTAGTACCTGTATGGTGGATACTTTATAGGATTCAAGAAGAAAGCGGAGTGACATTTAATTTCCCGTCTGACAAGCTTACTGTTATAAACAAAATGATTATTCCTCTTTTGACAAGGAATGATTCACAACCCCTTTTTGATAAGTTCCCATTTATTATAAAGGCTTCAGGTCTTAGATATGACGGATTTAATTCTTGCGATGTTGTTTTTTCAATCCCAGATGCTACACAACAGAATTATGGAGAGATTCTTTCAGAAAACACTTTCTTGAAATCAAATTATGAAGCTTCACTAATAAGTGGAGAAATATATATTGGAATAAAATATACATATAGTACATCTTCATCCGATTATCCTATAATACTTAACGTATATGAAGATAGCGCAAATACATCTCCTGTAATAAGTAAAACTATATATCCTCAAATAGAACAAAAAGACGGATATAAATCTCTTTATTTTCAATTTAGTTATGAAGTAGATATAAAAGATGGGTATAAATTTGATTTAAGTCTTACTCCAAGACCATCCATAGATCAAAATTCTTGTTTTATTGAATCTGATAGTAATATAAATCTGTATCTAAAGACTAAGGGTGAAATATCTTTTGGTGAGAAATTTCCTCTAGTTCCCAATCTTCCGGACATCAAGCAAATAGACTTCATTAAAGCCGTTGCCTCAATGGTCGGTTTGTTTGCCTTACCGGATGGCGAAAACGGGATCAAGTTTATTCCCTTCGATAATCTGTCTGCAAACAAATCTAAAGCTGTAGACTGGACGAATCGTGTGATAATGGCTTATAATAGCGTAACGCCAAGAAACTTACAGTACACCCTTAATAACATTGCTCAAAACAACTGGTTCCGGTATAAAGAAGATGATAATGTCATGGGAAACTATGATGGAAATATCCAGGTTGATGATGCCACGATAGAGTACGAACGTGATGCTATCACTTTGCCTTTCTCCGCCTGCAGTACAAAAGGAGACGTTGCTTATATTCCTTTGTATTCCTACAACGATAACGGAGAACTACAGTATAATAAAGCCAATCCTCGGATATTACTTCTTGATGGCACAAAGGGAATATTCAAGGGGCTAGAATGGAATACCTTAATTGCAAATAACTATCAGACGTACAAAGGACTAATCAATAATGCAAAGGTAGTGACCGAGTATATCCGTCTTAACAGTATCGAATTGCGGGACTTAGAGATGGATATACCGGTTTATTTGGCTCAATATGGTTGTTATCTGGCTATCATAGAGATAAAGACCAAAGAGAACGATATATGCGAGTGTAAACTTTTAAAATTGTAATGACATGGAAGAAAATGTAGAAGAAAAGATTCGGAGTATTACCGAACAGGCCAATCAAACTAGAAAAATGCTTTTAGAAGAGTATTTGGGACATTCTATCTCTATGGAGGAGGCTATAAATATGGAAATACCGGACGAAGCTTTGGATCATCTGGGAGATTTGTAATTTAATGATTAAATATAAAAGACTACTGAAGATATGGCAAAATTTAATGAAGAAACAATTCAAAAGTGCGTTGACTGGGTATGTGAAAACGGACTTATAGATTATGGCGGTGCAAAGCTTATTGACTTCTGTAATGTAATGGGAATCGGAAAGAGTACCTATTACCGATGGATGGAAAATGAAACTTTCGGGAATGCTATAAAAAAGGCGAAAGAAGATTTCAAAAACGGGTTAGAACGCAATGTCGTTTCTTCCCTTGCAAGGTCTGCCATCGGGTATGAATACGAACAGGTTTCTTCTGAATACTACATGGAAGGCAAGAAAAAGAAGTTGAAAAAGGAAGTAAGAAAAAATGTCCGTGTTGAGCCTAATGTAGGAGCCGGAATATTCCTTCTCACAAACCTTGCTCCTGACAGATGGAAGAACAAACAGAATACCGAACATTCAGGAGAAATTTCTACAGGATTGACCGTTGTAGTCAAGGATCAGGAAGAAGCGGATTTAATCAAACAATTAAAAGAACATTAGTTATGTCTGCACCTAAAAGAAACCAATTTTGGAAGTTGAGAAACAAGCATGGGAGAAGTAAGCGTTTTGCTTCTCCTGAACAGTTGTGGGAAGTAGCCTGTGAGTATTTTGCCTATTGTGACAGAACTCCATGGAAAGCAATCAAGAATAAAACGAAAGGAGAAATAAAGGAAAAGGAAGAAAGCCCTACACAACGTCCTTACTCTCTGACCGGGTTAATGGCTTATTTAGATGTCAGTTCATCATATTGGCGGAAATTTAAAGAGGGTGCAAATGAAGATTTCTTTCCGGTCATTACACGCATAGAGAATATTATCAGGACACAACAATTAGAAGGTGCTATTGTTGGAGCGTTTAATCCCAATATAGTTTCCCGAATTATAGGTCTTTCTGATAAACAAAAGGTAACTCATACCATCAACAGTAAAGAGTTTAAAGGCTTTGATTTCTTACCTTATATTCCCAAAGCAGATGAAAGTATATGAGGTTTTAGCATCAAGCCGCTTTCTACTCGCTACAATGAACAGAAACGGAGTGAGCGCAGATGATATAATGTATCTTGATATGTTCTATGAGTATAGAGATATGCTTGCAGAAGGACGAAAAGAAGCCGAAACTCGGGACTTTCTTTCAAACAAGTATAAGTTATCAGCCTCAACAATAAAAAAGGCTATAAAGCGTTTGAATGAAGAATATAAATTATAGTTTTAATGGTTAAGTATAAACAAAAGCCCCGAACCAATCAAGGAACGGGGTATGTTTAATACATATTTACAATTATTTTGTCGGGAATCAAAGCTGATTTTCCCGTTGCAAAACAAGTTCTTTCACTTCTGGATATAAATCCAATAATTTTTTATCCATTTTATCTATGAACTCATATACTTCCAGAAAATAAATCAAAGCATTTTTCTTTGCAAATTGCTCTTGAGCCAATAAATATAAAAATGGAACTTTGGAGACATCTACAATTTCTTCTTTTATTTTTGTTGGTTCATTCAAGCTACCAGAGTATATAACAGTAGAAGATTCTTTAAATAGTTTTGAATAAGAAGCATGAGAAAAGGTATTTCGGTATATATTTTTTAGCTTTATCAATCTTTCAGCTTCATCTTTGGTTATCAAACCTTTACTTTTACACTTCTTAATATTAGGTTCAATATCCCTATTATCATAGTCCTCAACTTCTTGTTTGAATGTTTCATCTATCCTCTCAGAATCATTAAATCGTCTACCCTGTGAATCCCATGTTATCAATGTTTGTTTCAAACTATTCTCAAATAGGTGATTTGTTAGAGTTATAGCAGCTTGTGCATTACCAATTATCAGACAATCACATATTTCTGATATTATAGATTTGAGTCCATTTAATACATTCAGTTTACCATATTTGATAAATATGAGGGGTCTTGTATAATCATTGACTACAATCCTATTTCTTAGTTCTTCCAAATATTCAGTTGCTTTTGCATCTGAAAATCCTTTGACTGAATACTTAAGATTGATATTCTTATTCATATTTGATTTGCTTTTACATTGACGTCCTTTCCACAATAAAGAACAAAATGGATTACTAACCTCTTCATTATTCTGGTTCGTAACCCTCATAATAATAAGATTGCGTAATACCTTTAAATATAACTTCTCTATCATCTACCTGGTTGGTTAATCTTTGATGTAACAAAGTCCGCAGTTCCAGGTCGTTAATCGGGCTTCTTTCCATAGCTTGCAAATAGAGAACCTTATCTACATTCTGCCAATCGATCACCATGCCAAGACGTTTTTTAAGTATCACATCAAGATACATACAATTAGCAAAACGAAAGTTTCCCTTTACTATATTCAACGTACGCACCTGTTCAGCAAACCTGTACAACCCATCGAACAAATAACGGTGTATGTCACACAATCCCTTTACGGTTCCCACCTCAATACGATCTATATCTCCAGTTTCAAACAAGGCATGAGCTTTTGCAAAGCTCAATTTATCTATTTCATTTGTATTCATACCCTATTGCATTATAGACAAATATCTTTGTAAAGAGGCTATTTCGGCCTCAACAACAAGTTTTTGAAAGGCTTCCGGCTTATTCTCTGTATGAGATTCTTCCAATGCTTTATAATAACTTATTTTATCCTCATTGCTACCTTTTAAAGTAACCAATGTATACCCATTCCGTAAAAGATAAAGATTCATCAATAAACGTGACGTTCGCCCGTTTCCATCAATAAACGGATGAATACGTACAAGTTCGTCGTGAAGATATGCGGCTATAAGTACCGGATGTACTTTTTCTTCCTCCATCTGCCGGAACTTTATCATAAAATCCTCCATTTGTTTCTGTATTAAATAAGGTTGTGGCGGCATGTGGGTACTACCGGAAATCATGACGGGAACGGTGCGATACCGCCCGGCATTTTCACGATCTATTCCGTGCAAGATAAGAGCGTGTATTTCTTTGATAGTGCGTTCGCTTATCTCTATATCTTTCTTCGCTATATCTTTGATATAATCAATAGCCTCGCTATGATTGATAGCCTCCAGATGTTCACGCATAGATTTGCCGGATATGGTAACTCCTTCATTTACTACTAGGGCGGTTTCCTGTAATGTAAGGGTATTGCCTTCGATTCGGTTACTTTCGTAAGTGTATTCTATATCTAAGGCATCCTGTATCTTTTCCAAAGCATCTTCCGGTAATGGACGTAAAGCGGATAATTCTCCTTTGAGTGTGTCAGCTTTATCTAACAACAGTTTTAAATCTTCATTCATGAGACTATTCTACTTTAAGATTAATACTCTTTCCACAATGAGGACAAGTGAGAGAAAGACGGTCTTTCTTTGGTTGCTCGAATAGCTCTGTTACTGGACAACCTATAGCGTCCGCTATTCTTAAAAGTATCTCTGTAGACGGATTACCGTTTACATGAGTACTAAGAGTAAAACGTGATATTCCCATTTTATCGGCTACTTCATTAATTGATGTGCCGTACTCTTTAATAACTTCTTTAATTCTTAGTTGCTCAATCATAATTTCTAAATTTTGTTTTTGCAAAGATACATTAATAAAGCAAACGTGGTATCATCATACCACTAATTAAGGTTAAAATTAGTACGATAATCCCACTTTTATTTGTTTATGTGGTACGAAAATACCACTTTTGCATCATCAAAGTTAAACCAATAAATAAAAAAGATATGGCACGTTACGATTTAAGCAAAATAATGAAGAGAGCACACAACTTGTATAACAATGCCCGTGCAAAGTACCCGACATTCGCTGATGCACTCCGTAAATCTTGGAGCATGGCAAAGTTTGAGGTTAGAGTAGCCGAAGAACGCCAGGCAATCGAAGCGGAGACTAAAGCACGTGAAGCAAAGGTACGTGAAGAGAACGAGCAAGCCGCAATTAGTTCGGTTCTTCTTCAGGCACAAATCGAAGCCGATCGGATCAGAAGAGAAGCGGAAGCCAAAGCGGAACGCATGAAAGGCGAGATAGCAGCACGCAAAGAGGGCATCTCTTACAACGAGTATCAAAACCGTATTAGTCGTGCAATGGGCTACGGGTGTGGTTCGTATTGCGGTGACTAATTTTTTTATTCATAATAATTGATTTGTTTTCATGGAAGTACTGGTTTGTGAAAATAGGTGCTTCCCTTTCACTGAATTATTAACCATAGGGGGAATTCCCCCTATCATAAATTATACTATATGATAGAAACAAAGGTTTATAAGCTCCACGAGAGCAAGCAAGTAGAGGATATTACTACCATGCTAAAGATAGAAGGAATAAAGTATAATGTATTCGAATACGAAGAGTACACAGCAATAGAAGTGACCGGTACACCATTAGAGATAATAAGAGCCTCCACAATATACCAACAGGTTACAACCATTAAGCTATAACGAGATGGAGATATTGATAATATTTGGATGCCTATACACCGGCTATAGGATATTTAGGAGAAAGGGAGAACACTTCTTTGATGTTTAATCAATTATGAACGCTACACTAATTATTTGTATCATCCTTCTTGCTTTCTGCGTATGGGATGAAATTTTTAACGATAACAACAGGAATCAATCAATATAAAATATAACTATGGAAATGGTAATAGAGCCCGCTAGCAAAGAACGGACAGAGCAAGGAGAGCAGTTTATCGAAAGACTACTAAAGATTCTACAAAACAACGATAAAGTAACGGTTAACGTAATGTATTGCCAGACTTGCGTTATTGACAGACTAGTAACTGTAGAATCTGGTACCAGTTTTAATGCGGGTCTAAGTAAAGACAATTGTACAGTACTAAATGAAATGGTTTACAACTCACATCAATAAATGATACATGAAAGTTGACGCCATCAACAAAGCCACCTCGGTAACAATATGGTTGCCGGGTTTACATTTAAAAGAATCCGATTATGAATAATCCTCCGTTGGGATGAACTGGGGAGAGAAGACAGGGCAAAGGAATGTAATGCCCTACCTGATCCGACAGATTACGGAGCAGGTCATACGATACATGAACTTATCATTTCTTTGTTCGGTGCTAGAAAATCGCTTAGATGCAAACAGGATGAGAAAACGAGCAAAGGAGTATAGGATAACGTGAGAAAATCTCACATTATAGTAGTATTCTTTTATGTTTTACGACATGTTTCGAGTAAAAACGACTATAAAAAAGCGAAATAAGATAAAATGAGATAAAGAAAACAATAAAAACATGCTATATTTGCATCAGAAAAAAAGAGCAAAGGAATGAAAATAAAGGAATTAACGATAGATGAAATGCTTAAATTAAAAGCTGTGGTACTATACGTCATAAACAAATGTGACGAAATAGACTATTTTCATTTATTCAAAATACTATATTTTGCGGACAGAGCTCATTATGCTAAATATGGCAGAAGAATCATTCAAGATACTTTCTGTGCACTACCTAAAGGACCTGTCCCCTCTGTTTTATTTGATGCGATAAAGGTAGCGACCAAACAAGCTACTGCCGTTAATAATTCACCGTTATCAATTATTTCAAATTCCATTGAATCTCCAGATTCCGCATATTATTTTATACTGAGTGCAAAAGAATTACCAGATATGGAAGAATTATCGCAATCAGATATTGACTGCCTTGATGCTTCTATAAAAGAAAATAAAAATGTTGATATAGACACTCTGTCTACAAAATCTCACGATGAAGCATGGAGAAATGCATGGGAAAAACAAAAAGCACATCCTATGGATGCAATTCTAATGGCAAAAGCAGGTGGAGCAAATGAAAGCATGATAGAATATATCAAAGAAAACGAAGAGATTAACAAACTTGCTTTTTAAGACATGGGAGCATCTATTGCTGATATTTTATCCAATAAAGAAAAATCGCAACTTGTTTTACCTAATATAAATAAGGGAGATGTCTTTAAAATGAGATTAACCCCAAAAGAAGGAATAATTCCTAAAAATAAAGGCGACAACGACCGTGACAAATATTTCATTATCGTAGGAAAAACAGCAAATAATGCTCTTATCGGTTTTGTTGTTATTAATAGTAATATCAATACCAATATTTCGAAAGAACTACAGGATCTGCACTATCCAATAAATGTCAGCGACTATCCATTCCTAAAGAAGAATAGTTTTGTCTGCTGTGCTGAACTCAAAGGAATTACAGCCGATAACTTTATAGACAGATATGAAGGAGAAGGAAGATGTGGGAAATTAACAAATGAAGATTTAGAACTCATTATTGGAGCTTTGAAATCATCCCCATTGGTTACTCCTAAACAATTAAAAAGATTTGGCTTATAATTTTTTCCATCCACTAAAAACAAATTCAAAAAACTTTATCTCATGATAAACAAGAAAGATGCTTGCCAAGCGTTAATTGATGGCAAAATTATTATTGCGTATTTCGGCAATAACGGTGACTATCAATACCCCCATTTAGCAACCCCTATTGAGATTAGACTATTCGGTAACCTATTCTGTACATATACATCACACGGTACTCATACAAGGAAACTCACAGAAAGTAATATTATGGAGGCACTTGATAAAAAATTCAATTCTCTTAGAATTTGCCCGGTATGCATTTTAGATAAAAGACCTATTGATGAACCTATGCTACCAAGATTATAATAATAGACAGCTAGTATTATTTATGCTTCCGAATTTATATTATCAAGTCTCTAATTACAATTAGTTTAGGTTTTACTTCTTTCCTGAATTAACTACATTCCAATTATTCCTAAGCATAAATATTCCCTGTAATTTCGTTCATTTGTCACTTAACAAAAAGAAAAAAAAACATGGGAATAGATCCGATTATTAAGCAAGCCATTGAGATTGGTATTAAATTAGGTATTGAAGCATACAGGAATGAAAGGAATGCAAACCTCAAAAACAAAAAGATTCTTATATGCAAGTCTGATGTAGAAAGACGTTTTGGACGTGGAGTCATTAGAGAGTTGATTAAAAGGAAATTTATATTCCCTTATCAATTTGGTATTGAAACAATGGTAGACGAAGAAGGTGACGAAATTACCGAGCCTAGAGGACATATATACTATAAACTACATGAAATTATAGAAGCTGTTGAGGAAGGGAATATTCTAAAATGCCTTCAAAAACGCAGAACTATGAAATATAACTCCAAATAACCGTTATTTGGAACTGATACACTACAAAGATTTTTCCCCAGTCATTACGCACGTATGAAAGAAATTCTCAAAAATGTGGATTTTGTGGATGCTATAAAAAAGGGAAATAAAATAAACATGAAGATTTCTTCCCGGTCATCACACGCATATATGAAAGACTTATCAAGCCCTTACTCACGAATATCAAAACTTTTTAGTAACTTCGTATCTATGAAACTAAAACCAAAATAGCATTTAGAGTACATGAAGCATATATTCAACGAGGAACAGCAGAATAAAGCAGCATTTATTTGTTCAAATCCCATAGCTCGGCTATCCGAACTTTATCGTAGTGAGGTTGAGAATCTTGCTATTATATGGTGTTACTATTCCGGGAAGATAGAAGGCAATAGTTACACTTATGTTGAAACAGAAACTCTCTTAAAAGACCAAATCACCTCTCTAAAGAGATATGAAGATGCAGAAATACTAATCAACCTACACAACACATTCACTACAGAACTAGAATATATCAAAGAGATAAATAGCAAAGAAAAACTGGACGAAATACTCTATCAACAGGAACAATATACTAATCCATTGGAACGAGCCGTTTATCTTCATTGCAACATAGCCCAATTACAACCTTTCGCTAATAAGAACAAGCACGCTTCCCGAATGATAGAAAGTATTGTATTAATGAATGCTGATATTATCCCCGTTTATTCTTTAAGAGAGACTGATATATTGAACTACAAGAAAGGGCTAATATCTTTTTTGCGAAACTGGAGAATATTCCCTATATGCTGACTACTTCCTGAATAGACAAATCGAAAGAATAAAAGAAATCGAGGAATAAAAAACAGTCTTTCCTCAAAAAACACCATCCTGATATCATGTTTTTGTGGCTCAGTTGTAATTCTTGGGGGATTAAGTTTAGTCAATTCCCTTCATGCATATACCTTTGCTAGCCTAAAAAGGAAGAAGCTCATAT